TATGCGCCAAGGAACACCGGGGGAGAAGATCGGTAAGGGAGTTTCCCCTCGTGAGGCAACACCATCATTAGTACGTGCAGGAGCGACTGGCCGAGTTAAGCCAGATCAATTCTTTAACACTCTAATCGGAGACCTCAACAAGACTGACCCATTCTCTGGGGGAGCGGCAACAACTTCTACGGTTATTCGTGTCAACAACGAACTTGCACAGGTTGCCGGCCAGCACTTCGAGGAACCTATCACCATCTACACAGGGGGTAGGGGACAACGGGAAGTTGTTATCGGAGATCGCGGCGGCCACTACCAACTGGTGGAGGGAGATCCCTCTACTGAAGCCTTGCGTGGCGCACTCAAGGTTAAGATGCTCGAGGTTATCCGCAATAGCCCCGCCGCCGCGCCCCTACGTAAGGCGCTCGTCAAGAGCGGAGCATTGACTCCTGCACAAGCAGAGGAAGCACGTCGGTTAGTTTTTGAAACTATCCAGAAGGGTGACCCTCTGTTTGACGAGACAAAGCTCAACATGAATCTTTTGTTTAGCGTGTCAGAACTCAAGATGCTACGCCTCAATGAAGCAGGGAGCTACACACAGGTACCCCTACTCGACATGGACGGAATATTTCGTGAGGTTAGCCTAGACACAATGATCGCGGCTGACGAAGAAATACGGGGGCTTGCTAGCGCATCAATCTCTGAGTACAGAAACACCGTAGCAAAGATGAAGCAAGAGTTTAAACTCGACGCAAGGAATAAAGAGTACGCAAACGATACTGTAGCTAAAGCAATCCAAGATCTCGACGCTGATCCCCAAGGGTTTTTCTTTAAGCAGTTTGATCTAGGTGACCCCGGATTTACAGAAGTCGAAAACATCGAGACACTTATCCGCCAGAGAGTAACTGCAAAAGTTAATCGGGATATTGAGGCTGGAGAAGTCACTCGTGAAGAAGGCTTGGCTGAGATTGAAAAAGCAGTAGACGCCTACAAAGGTTTACGTAAGGAGTACTTCGGCACGTGGCTACGTTCTACCGCAGAGAAAAAACTCGAGGGTAGTGTCTACGGAATTGATCCGACGACAGGTAAAAAAGGAATTGTTCCGAACAGAGGATTTAGCGGATCTGATCTTCTCGATGCGATTGGAGCTGGCGGAGCACAGGATAGTGAGAAGAAGCGGGCCATTTTTGATAAGATGACCGACGGCGATGACGAACTCTACCAGACTCTCAAGGACATTGGGGACTGGGCTGTCCTAAACCAAGCAAAGATGCCGGGGGGAATGACTGTCGACGGAGTGCCCACGGGTCTTTCCATCGAATCTTGGATCTCCCGTATCTACTCAATCAACCGTGGCGTGGTGTCTCCCCGTTACGTTGGTGCAGAGGCTCTTATCCAGAGTTTCCGTATGCAAGGGCTGAGTCTTCTTGAAGCAATGGTCAACGACAAGAAACTCGCCAAGACCGTACAGGAAATCCTTGTTTCCGGTAAGCCTCTCAAAACAGAACAAGAGAACTTCGAGTTCTTCCAAGCTCTATCGGTAGCGGCAGGTCTTTCCGCTATTCGTTTAGAACGTGCGGCCGAAGCACAAGCAAAGACCGAGGATGAGGACGAAAAAACTGAAATCGTTATCCCCGGTAGTATCAATGAACAGATGAACTACTTAATGCCTTAGGAAGGAAATACCCCTATGATGATGAAAAAAATGTACTCAAACGAAGGCCGCAAACCAATGATGGCGGGCGGTGACACTATGCGTCAAAAGAAATCTTACGGAGGTTCTACCCGTAAGAAATACGTCAATGGCGGTAGCACTAACATGGAGAAGGCAAAGACCACAACAGCTACGCCTACTACAAGTGCCGCGTCAGGAATGACACAGAGAGAGCGGGACTCCCTCACTCGGGAAATGATCCGCCTCGAAAACTTACAAGACGAGAATGCGGCTTCCGCCGAACAGGTTGAGAGGTTGAATGTTATCTACGGTAAGCTCGGCGTGTCCGCTACACCGGGTCGTGCGAACGTAGACAAGTAGAATTACAATAATAACAAAGATACTTCCCACACTTGGCCCCTTTACGGGGCCTTTTTTATGCGCGTTCTTCCTTAATCTTATCCTGTAAAGTACGGAAGTAATGTCTCACAATGTTACCAATCTTGTGAGGATAAGCGGGGTCACCGAGAGAGCGAAGAGTACGCTCCATTCCCACTGTGTCCACGCAGTCCAGATTAAATTCAATGTTTCCATCGCGGTTTAGCTCTATGCTAAAGTTGAGTAGGTTTGCTTTTTGTTCTGCCATAGGTTTTTACACAAGTCATAAGGTTGTTACATGGGTGACCTAACGGCCACCCTCCCGGTCCCAATCGTATGGCTTCCTATGTCTGAGCCTGTTCCGTAAATCATATATCATGTTATGCGCATCTTCAAGAACTTTCTTGTTCCCGAGCATCGGATTTAATTCGCAGGCTTCTACTTGTAACCGTAGGCGGTCTAGCATTCTCTGTACTCGTGCATCTGTCATGCGGCTACCTCCACACGTTCCTCCCGTGCTTCCGGCCAACCCCACTCACCTACCATCCCATTCGCATTGTAGTCCGTCACAGTGCCCTCAAAGAAGTTCTTGTGACTCGCCCCATTCACAACCCAGTCAAGCCACTCTAGGGGGTTCTCCTTGACCTTCCAGTTACCCTTGAGTCCGAGCATGATTAAGCGGCGGTCTGCTAGGTATCGGATGTATTGTTTAATTTCTTCAGCACTAACGCCTTCAATTCTTCCCATTTCAAACGCATTATCAATAACCTTGTCTTCGAGCGCGACACCAACTCGGAACATGTCGTAGATATCTTTTTTGAAATCGTCTGTAACAATTCTTGGATGTTCATCACAAAACTCCCTAAATAATTTAACCATACCTTCACAGTGCATACTCTCATCGCGTATGCTCCACTCTACAATCTCACACATGCCACGCATCTTGCCAAACCGTTGATAGTTCAAGAGCATCGCAAAGGCACTGAAGAGGGCCATCCCCTCATTCATGACGCTACGTGCAATCGACTTGGCGATCCCAGCATGGGACTGCATATCAATCTCGCCCATGAAGTCTACCTTGTCGGCCATCGCTTTGTACTCACGAAACGCAGAGAACTCCGACTCAGGTAGCCCCAAGGTGTCATTGAGTAGCGCATACGAACGCTGGTGGACAAACTCACGGTTAGCAAAGCTTGTTAACATTGCGCGGATCTCATTGTTCTTGAGCTTCGGGATGTAGTACTCGAGGTAGTTCGTGCCAACCTGTACGTCAGACTGCGTGAACAACTTTAAAATCTGGGTTATGTGGTGCTTCTCCTGTGCGGAAAGTTTGCCACCTTGCCACTGTGCTACGTCTTCTTGCAGTTTTGCCTCCCATTCTCCCCAGTGGACCTTCTCATGAGAAACTGCGTACTCCACAGCCCAAGGGTATTTAAATGGTTTGTAAACTTTTGACTCTTCTAATAAAGACATCGTAAGTCCTTGTTTTATTTGTTGGAAAAAAAAAAGGCCCCGAAGGGCCCACAAAACGCCGGGGATCAATCCGGCTAGGGGAGAAAACTTATGTCCCACTACCTATCTTAGTCTGGACCAAACCGAGAGTCAACCACCTCTTTCCATAAATTTTCGATAGGCATTAGATTCTTACTCTCGACTACTTTCCTCGGGCCGTAACCGTAATCCATGTCCTTTGCCCCAGCCTCAAAACTATGCCGGTCAATCCAACCAATAACGTCATAGACACTATCATCGTTTGTTGTGGAGACTAAGATCGAAATATCCGAATTAAACTTTGTGAAGTCATCAAAGATGAGATCTCCTTCAGGCTTCTTTGTTAACTTGACATCGACAGACAGGTCGTCAATCCAAAGATCCACCCCACCATCTGTGACGACGTTTAGCGTGGGTAGGTCACATCCGAAAACTTTCGCAACAGCATACTCTGCACGAAACCCCTGTACATTTGATATAACGCGGTTCTCATCCGACGTGTCTAAACGGGGTGGTAGTTTTTGCATCTTGCAAATTTTAACAGTGTCTTGTCCGAGGATTTGACACTCGTGCATTTCTTTTTGCGTAAGTTTAATTTTCATATTACTTTTCCGTTTCGTCCAGTCGTTTTAGTTTAAGTTCGAGTTGCAAGAGCTTCCAGTTAAGATCATCCGCCTTATCAAATTTTCTCTTGACAGAAGCTTTCAGGATCTTGTGGTAAGTCCGTAGCATTTTCTGTTTGATCTTGTGCATTGTTAAATATCCTATCCCAGTTGTTGTTATATTTTTTGGTGTCATATGGACGTCGAGCATCACCTTTACCCGTATGAGTCCTCGTCATCGTCCTCCATCTCTTGTCCGCTTTCGTTGTCATACTCGACATCTCCACTTAATTGTTCAAACATATCCATGATTCCACTAAAGCACATCGGGCAGAGGGAGAATGGTATAATACCGATGTACCCTTGCATCCCGCCTTCTGCCTCTATGTCAAATTCACAGGTACAGATGTTACATGTAACGTCAGGGGTTAGCCGTGACATGACAAGCACTCTTCCGCATCTTGTAGAGCGACTCTCTCAACTGCGACTCCAACCTTATCCGCCTCGATTCCCGCATCTGTGCGGAGGTAGTACAAAGACTTGAGCCTAGACTTCCACGCCCGAAGGTGTACCGAATTGACATAAGACGCCGGCGAACCAGCAGGGAAAAACAGATTGACTGACTGAGCTTGACAGACGTAGGGTTGGCGATCAGCCGCGTGGTCAACGACGGCTCCTTGGTCAATTTCGTACGCCGTTTTAAAAACATCCCTCTGCTCGTCTGAGAGGAACTCCAAGTGCTGAACTGAGCCTTGAGCATTAACGATACTTTTCCACGTCTCCTGATCATTTTTTCCCAGAGCATCTAAGACTCCTTCAAGATTCGGGTTCTTGACGAGATGAGCACCTGCACGAGTACGATGGGTATAAGCATTAGACTTAATAGGCTCAATGCTAGCACTACACCCACAGATAATAGAACTGTTAGCGTTTGGAGCGATAGCGAGAAGGTGAGCGTTCCGACGTCCCGTACCAACCATGTCAGGAGCCTCGCCCTTCTCTTTGCCAAGACGCAAACTTTCCGTATGAGCCTGTGCGTGTATGTCGGCAAATATCCGTTGGTTCGCAAACTTCGCGCTAATGCTGTTCCACGGGATCTCATTCTGCTGTAAATACCCATGCCAACCCATCGCTCCTAAGCCGATAGACCTTTCTCTTTTAGCTGAGTAGACAGCTTTTCCCAGTTCTCTTGGTGCATTTTTGATAAAGAACTCAAGGACGTTGTCCAAGAATCGAACCAAGTCTCCAACCATTCCTGTTCCTTTCCACTCGTCGTATTTTTCGAGGTTGACCGAGCTAAGGCAACAGACTGCTGTGCGTTTTTCAGATGTAGGGAGAGTGATTTCAGAGCATAGGTTAGACCCTCTAACTGCGAGTCCAAGTGCCTTCTGAGAATCTGGTAACCTTCGGTTGGATTCGTCGATGAAGTGTAAGTAAGGTGAGCCAGTTCTGAAGCGAGCTTCAAGTATTCTTTCCCACAAGTCTCTAGCTGAGATCGAATCTCTGACATCTCCGTCATTAGGGTCTCGTAATTGCCATTCTGTTCCATGTTCTACTGCCTCCATAAAAGCATCTGTAATGTTAACGGCGTTAAACAGGTTGAAACATTTTCTGTTCGTATCGCCGGTAGGTACTTTAAAGTTAATAAATTCGATGATGTCTGGGTGAGACACATCCATGTAGGCCGCATAACTTCCCTTACGGGTGCGGCCCTGTTTCCACGCAGTCATCCCTGAGTCGACGACTTTCATGAATGGAATAGGTCCGGGTGCTTTATCCGAGATCCCACGTACGTCAGACCAATGTCCTCCGACGCCGCCTCCCTTTACGGAGAGCCAAGCAACTTCAGCGTTATGGCTGATGAGAGACTCAAGATTGTCGCCAACATAAGTGAGAAAGCAAGAGATTGGCAATCCTTTTGGCTCAACTCCGTCAAGCGGTGCGTTTGAAAGCACAGGACTAGCGAACATAAACCAACGCTTAGAAGCGTAATCATAAATACGTTGAGCAAAGCCATAGTCTCCCTCACAATATGCCAAAGCCGCCCGAGCAAAAGCCTCTTGTGGGCTAGACTCGTCGGGCAACATGTAGTAATCCGTGAGGAGCTTCAAGGCTTGTGCGCTAAAGTTCTCATCACGGTCGTAGTCGATGGCAATCCTGCCACAGTACATATGTTCCATTATTTCTCCGAAAGTTCTTTTTCTGCGCGGGTCGCGTACCACTCAGCCTTGCCCACGTTCATCAAGGGGGTATCTTTGTCGTTCACCCGTAATAAATATTTTAGCGAGTTTCCGAGCAAATATCCAGTGAATTGTTCTTCCGTGAGTACAGACTTGATAACCTCGATGGCCTCAAAGTCTTTCTTCTTGTAGTGTTCAGGGTTCTTCCAATCTGTCATTGCAGTTCTCCAAATTTGGCAGTAATGACATTCCCTTCCATGCTCTTGATGCGATCACGATGTTCCGGCTTTAGCTCTTCTTCTGGTACGACTTCACCGAGTGCTTCCAACGTAACCCTTTCCAATCCCATGTCGTAGAGGTTATCGAAGTCTTCGTGGACAGCCCCAAGCAATCCTTGAAGGATAACATACGTCGGGTCAAACATCGTCGTACCATCAACTTCAACTTGAGTATCTCGAGTTGCATATGCACGGATAGCAAAGCCATCCTCGTCCCCATCTTCATCTTCTAGAGGCTCCAAAACTATGTAGTATCTTCCTTTTAATAGGCCCGCCTGTTCTAAGGCCGCCAACTTCTCTTGGTCTATAATCAAATCTGTCATGCTTTTTTCTCCAACCACTCTAGGGGTATTTGCCCGTCGGCCCATAATATACCATATCTGTCACACCATGAACCATAGGTTGTTTTACTAGACCGGTTAAGTTTATTCGATGCTCTCAAAAACAACATACGTATATCGAGAAACATGTTTTGCTGAATCACCAATAACATCTTCTGGCGATCAGCAGGACTAAAGAACCCCTTGGCTTCTACATAAATGTCTTGTTCCGGAAGATAAAAATCTGGAGTGTACATTCTCGGCTTAGGCTGATACGAAATTTTTTTTGTTTCGTACTCAAACTTTACGTTTTTTTCCGCGAGGTTTTTCGCTACAGAAAGCTCATAGTCTGAGCGGAATCTATGTCGTTTAGGTTTACTCATAGATTACTAACTTCCTGTATCGATTGAGAAATTCTTTCCTGTAATTTCGGAGTTGTATTCCCGATTTGCAGGAGTGCGTGAGAGTACTCATCTCCGGGAAAAACTACGACTCGTCCTTGGCGTACGACATTTGCGATACTAATCAATTCGTCCGTAGCTTTTTTACCGTCGCGCTCCCATGTTTCGTGCCCTAAAGGTTGACCGAAGTGTTGCCACATAGTCAACGGCAAGCACCTCTCAAAGTTACGTGCCCACCGTACCCACGGGTCGCCGCCTTTCTTGTCAGCGGCCTCGATGTAAACTGCGTAAGCTCCCTCATTTAGATAGAGAAGCTGACGATCCACTTTCTTTGTCATCAGAAGGGGCATCTTTGTTCTCCACTACAATACGACGCAAGGTTGAAAGACCATCCGCCTTGATTCCTAAGCCGTAGTCATTACAATCAAGCTGGCAAAAAACCTTACCACGTTTGTACGTCATGTCACCGACTTGGTAGATTGTCGCGTACTGCACGTCATCCAGTAATGGACGTAACTCGTCAATCACCATCGTGTTGTGCCTCTCCACATCTTTCATGATGCGGTCCTTGAGCTTGATGATCTTTCCTTGTAGCTCGACTACTTTCTTGATATCTGCGGTCTTCATAGTTCCTTAACCTTCAGTGTGTGGTACCAAGCTAGCGGCTTGTTCTTAGCACGGGAGGTGACTTTACCATGTTGGGTGGCTTTAGGCCAGCAATGCGCTCTGTACCCACAAAACGTACATTGCCTATTGAGTAGCTTGTTACCGGTGTAAATTTTTTCCCCTTGCTGAGTGTAGTACTCATCTTCAGGCTCCATCGGCGGCTTCTTGAACTTGAAGTTCGACATAAGAGCTTCCACAGTTCTGTGTGCCTCATCCAAGTATTCCACCCGATCCTCTGCTTGATCACTCGGTGCTTGCACAAAGTCTATTTCTCCAGAAGATTTATCAACTACTATCCACCCCCCGAAATCCATGTTCTTTGATTCAGCGTAGAGATGTCCTTGCATGACATACCCGAAGGGGTCATCGTCCTTGATGTTGTCGTATCCTTTGCCAAACTTTTGCTTGAAAGAGTACGGGCTTGCAGACTTAACGTCCCAGACTTTTACTCCATCAACATCATCTTCCATAATTAAGTCGAGTGTACCCTGTACACTTTCCGAAGCGATATCTAGTTGGCATTTACTCTGAGCTTCCACGATCTTTATACCAGCGCCCTTGAGTACGGCCATCACAGCACACTCAACAAGGTCACCAATCAAGAATCTCAATATTGCGTTATAGCTCATCTCCTCTTCTAAGCCGTCTCGCCCGCAAATCTGCTGGCACAGGGGTCTCCCGAGCCCACTCATGCGTATACGCCACTGTGGATCTCGGTTAAATTGTTTCTCGAGTGCCTCGCGGCAATCCCTCGCGAACTCCTCCAAAATGGAAGGGGAAAGCGATGCTTCCCCCCTCACGGCTTGCTGTAAGAAGTTCTTTACACGAAACTCCGCAAGCATCCTAGTTGAAGTCCGCCGCGAGATCTACTTCCTCGTTTTGAACCTTCGCCTTCAGCGCCTCCTTGTGTTGCTCCAAGATACGATGATTCGATGCGGCTACAGTCTGAACAAACATCCCTGTGGTTTCTAAGTCCTGATCTGTCATCTTGACAGTCTTCTCAGGAGTAAACACAGGAGTGAAGTACGTGACGGTACCCATCTTGTGACGTTTAGTAGTCAAGTCAAATACCTGCTCGCTCATGAGGATACCCTTAGGTAACTTGTCAATTGCCTCCTTTGCTGGGCGGAATGCAGAGCGTTTAAAATATGTCACAACAGGATGCGACTCAACTTTGACGTCCCTGCCATCGGCTGTTTTGCCTTCCATACTAACCAGTGCGTAAAACACGTGGTTGACTGTCGCGAGACGTGACGCAAGAGTTTTAGGATGGTCAGCTCCTAGCTCTTCTTCCTCACTCTTAGAAATACGTCCACACTTGTTTCCACCAGTGGTGTCAGGAAACTGATGCTCTAGCTTCGGCTCTTGAGTTGAGCGACAAGAAAACTTACCCTCCTCCGCATCGAATATAGACCACTCGTAGTATCGAGCCATCGGCCGGAACTTGACGCTGTCTGCATACACAAACTCGCCCTCGTAATACAATTTCCAAGCACCTTTCTTTAAGGTGTTGCCCACGTCATCATCAGTATCATAGTTGATGTTTAACCGACTCAGACCAGTCTTTGGCTTTTCTTCAGACTCTCCTTGACCGATGAGTGCCATCAAGGCTTCACGATCACCCGACTTGACAACATCCATGATGTTATCTGCATTTTCTAAAACGCTCAATTCGCCCATTACGTAGCTCCTTTAATTTGCGTATACAACTTGGGTATCTAACCAGTTAGACCCCATTTTTACCTCGACAGAGATCGGCATATCGTATTCTACACCATACCTGCGTCGGCACTCTTCAGGTAGAGACATCATTGCTTCTACCACAAGATTAGTACAAGTATCCTCCTCACCGGGGAATATGTCAAGCACAATACTATCGTGCACCGTATTACATATCACACTTTTTAAATTCTTACTTTTCATAGACTTAGAAAGATAAATTAAAGAGATTGGCAAGAGATCCCCGGTTGCAAACCCCTGCACAGGGTAGTTGCAGATGGCTGTCCGGTTGGTCGCCGTACCCCAGTCTGTCCACGTCGTACCGGGAAACGCATACTGTCTTCCGGATGGTAACGTGATGAAACCCTTCTCGACTGCGTCGCTCTGTAGTTTGTCGTGCCACGCAGTTACCCCCGCGTACTTGTCTTTGAACGCACGGTAGTATCGTTGCTGATCAGGAGTACCTGTTGTTCCCCCGTAGAGCGGTTTAAAAGTATGAGCCTTCGCTTCTTGCCGCGAGCATCCAATAATTTCAGCAGTGACAGTATGTACATCCGTCTTGTTCTCCACGTCGTGGTACACCTGCGGGTCGTTCGCTAAGAATCCTGCGACTCTGAACTCGAGTTGCCCGTAATCAGCCTCGAGTATTTGCCCTCCTTCAAAACGAGAGACCATCGCCCGACGGATAGCGAATGTAGAACCACGGGGCATATTCTGGAAGTTGGGGTTACGAGAACTGAGCCGTCCTGTAGCTGTGACACATTGCATGAAATCGGGGTGTACGATGTTATCCCTGTCTTTGTTGTTTTTGAGTCCTTCAACAAAAGTAGAGAGGTAAGTGCGTAGTGCATTGTATCGGGAGTAACTCTCTGCAAACTCTCGGGCGGTACCAGAAAGTTCATCGAGGCGTTCTCTAAGTGTTTCATGGTCTGTCTTGAATCCGGCGGCGGCTGTGTCCCACGCATCTCGGGGAATGATTTTAAAGCCTGCCACTTCTTTAGTCGGCGCATAGATTACTCCATCCCCTTCACATGGTTTACAGATACGCACAGCCTTACCTTCCGTGCCATCTTTCTTGATAACTTTCTTGCGGCCGGCTCCCATACAAGCTGTGCAACGGGAGGCTACAGTCTTTCGTAGTATCTCCGTCTCATCCTTCACGTACATGCCAAATAAATTTTTTGTCATCTTTGTACGTTGCTTGGGTTTACGGGTAGCACCACGTAACTCTGATCCCAAGTTGAAGATGGAGGACCAACGCTTCTTGTCTATCACTTTACGTGAGTAGAACAACATTGAGCGGTCATCGGCACTGTTTAGGTTAACGGGCGTGTCACCCATTGCTTCCTCAGCCATGCGCTGTAGCTTGACCTCGAGAGCGTTCATCTCGTCCCGATACTCTTTCTCAATGTCATTGAGCACACTTGGGTCGATCTTGATACCTGTCCTCTCCAAGCTCGATAAGACTTCTGTCATCTCCAGCGACAGACGTAGGGTGTTCAATAATTTCGATGCCATAGGCTTTAATCTCCTCTTGGAGTTTCTGTGAGAAAATCTCACCGTTCATTACGCTACCCATACCGTCGAGTACACCATTATAGTACTCGACACTTGTTAAGTCATCATCCATGTCAGCTTCATTACGTAAAAACTTGTAGATGAGTACAGCAGACTCGCGGGTGATGCCCCCCATGAGTCCCTTATACGCTAGGGGTTTCTTGCTCATCGTTGTCTCCTTTTAAGAGGGAATCACCCAGAGAATACTCCTTGTTGTTTTTATCGATAGCTTTTTCGAGTAAAGATACTAACCCGATTTCCACGAGAAGTCGAGTCGCTTCGGGTGTCGTTTCTATTTGAAACGTAGCAGAACCATCTTCATGCTCTACCATGTCGCCCACTTTAATGAGTGCGTCTGAGTCTAGTTCTTTCATTGGTTTATCTCCTGTTGATTTTGCATAGGAATACTATGCATACAGATCTTCCCACGTTGTCATGTACTTCTCCACTACCTGCTTACACGCAACCTCCCATGTCGCCTGCACGTCAGCTATCCCGTATTCTTCTACGATCTCCCACGGAATCTCCGCAAATGTCTTGCCGCTCTTGAGGTAATCCTGCGTAAGGTCTTTCTTCTTTTCAGTAACCTCATACCTTTTCGCGAGGGCATCGAGGGAGAGCGGCCACTTACGCGCCCTAGCCAAGAGATACTCCGCAACCATAGTATCATATACGTGACCTTCATACGTGAATCCACATTCGCGAATCCAGTTAAGGTCGAACTTAACATTGTGCCCCACAACGACTTCTGCTTCATGTAAATCCTCCCTAAACTCCTCAATTTTATCACGGTCTTGGTCGTGTTCATTATGATGGACACAAGCGTATTTGACCGGTTCGTTGGACACCTTCCAGCCGATGCTCACCAAATGATTACCAAAATAGGGAAGTGGTGTATACCCACCGTTGGGTTTTGGCTTGTGGGTACACTCCACGTCAAACGTCAATATTTTCATTCTTGTAAACTCCAAACTTAATCATAGCGTCTTTAACAGCCTGCCCAGCCTTACGTAACTTGAGGGCGTCCTCTTTTTTCTTGGCGTACCCTAAGAAAACATTCTTACCAAACACAGAGATGCTAACCTGCCACATATTCTTGCGCTTAAAGAAATGCAGGCCCGCATACTTTTTGGTTCTACGGTTATTGGCCTGTTCGAGATACGTGGCCCATTTCACATTGGCAGGTTCGTAGTTACCATTAACATCGAGTCGCTCGAGGGTCAAGCCCGCTGGTCGAATGCCTACGTCATCTACGAAGTTGTCAAAGCTCTCTGCCCACCTGTCACATACTTTAATGCCTCTACCGCCGTAGTCAGCATAGCGGCTACTATTTTCGTTTGTGCACCGATATAGCATCCCCTCCCAGACACGGTACGTCTGTCTCAAAGGATTTCTAACAAAAGGTATTGTCCAATCTACTTTGTGTTTCTTTACCTTATTCATTGAAATCGTTCTCCTCAGGGCTAGCCACCTGCTCTTGATTCTCAGGCGGTACAACAATGATTGTGTTGTTCTTTTCGTACACAGCCCGATACATGTCGATTTCACATGGTAATGTCCCGTGCCACCCGTTCTGTTTGTTCTTTGAGACACATACATACCTCTTGGTGTTCTCAGGACTGCGGTCTCCCGTACGCCCGATACCAATGATGAGGTCCGCCTCACCTGCCTTGCCCGTCTTGGAGTTGTCGAGATACTGATACTCAACGTGCATCATCGACTCCGCCTCAGCAGAAGCCTGCGATACACCCCACACCAGACACTTATTACGCTTCGCAATCTCTCGAGCTTGTAGGTAGATCTCTTTGAGCTTCTCATCACCACGGTTGTACTTACCTGCAATCTTGACCTTGTCTAGTTGATCAATGAAGACGATGTCCGGTTTGTTAATCTTGCACCAGTCATCAATCTCCTGAATGGTCGTTCCAACACAGTCAAGAACATGCAAGCGGTTGCCGATCTCGCTACGCCATACTTCAGCAAATTTACCACGCCCTTCACTGAGCTCTTTCCGCGTAGCTTTAAAAAAACTCTGGATGATACGTAATTTAGTTCGTACAGCCGGCTCTTCGTTTCCCCAGACCGAAACGGTAAGCCCTTGCTCGAGGAATTTCTTAGCGAGAAAAGATACAAATGTAGTCTTACCTGTTTCCGGCCGAGCAAAGATGATTCCAAAATGTCCTCGATCCAACCCCGGAACGTAACTGGACAGGGGTGCCCAGTTGAAAGGGAAATCGGGTTCGAGCGTAAGGGAGTCCAAAAGCTCCTCGAGCCCCATGTCCACCTCCGTGTACGTCGTCTTCTCGCCAATCGAATCCTCCGCTGTAGACTCAATGAGTCGCTTGAGTTCTCCAAAGTTCTTCTCCTTACCGAGGAAGATGTTGACAGATAGCTCTGAGATTATCCGCGCACGATTACGCATCCATAGATCACGGATGACTCTCTCTTGTAGGTCAGTGTTTTTTCCAATGTCATCTTTGAGCGTATCAAAATGCTCCCAGTACCTCAGGCGAGTGCTGTCAGGTAGGGCGGGGTGCAAAGAGTCAAAATATGCCTGTAGCTCGCTTGAGGTTAAGTCTGACTTATATTCTGCGTGGGCTTCGACAATAGCTTGCCAGATAGGGGCCCACTCCCCTTCAAACATATCCTTAGTGAGTACATTTTTTACACGATCATAGCACTCTGTCCGAAGACAGAACGAAATGATCTTACTTTCCAAGCATTGCTGTTCTAATGATTGTTCCACGTTCATCATCTCCAATTGACTTCAAGTCTTTTTCTAACATCAGGATACCTGTAGGCACGAGAGTATTCAAAGCTCTCATGTATGTCAACGCTTTATCTGTTGCGTCTCTATCGAGGGCAACGATCACACGCTTGAACTTGGTGAGGTCTGCAATGTGTTCGTCCCGTAGGCTAGTACCCAAGAGAGCGTAGCCAGTAGCCCAGTCCGAGATGCTGATGGCGGAGGGGATATCTTCCACAACAAATACAGTATCCGATGTGCCTATCCGGAAGCCACCCCGGTAGTTACCATAGCGGTACCACTTCGGGCGAGCCCCGATTAAGGTACGGCCTGCCCCATCAACAAGTCTACCGTCGTTATCCCGTATCGCGTACACAAGTCTCTTGTGTCGAACATCGTAGTAAATATCGTCGTATCTTCCGGACGTGTTTACGCTATCGACATAGTCCAAGCCTTTTTGAGATATCTGGCGTGACCAGCACTTGGGTTTCTCGAAGGGAACGTCTGGACATGGGGGTGTCTTTTTGTGAGTATTTTTACTCAGTATGGCTACTATATTGTCTGAGTTGTCACGGGTGATGCGGCGGTCAGTCCTTCCTCGCACTGTGCATTCTGCGTGGAAACAATTCCACATGAGCTCTCCGTTGGCATTTGTTACAGAGAATGTCCCCTTGTGTCCGCACGAGGGACAGTTCATTCTACGGGACTCACCGTCTAAAAGGCCGATGGACTCGACGTATTCTTTTACTTGCATCGTTTTTCCTCCAGTCAGAAAATCTGACAGCGCAACCTTAAACGAAACTGACAACGCCGTCAAACAAAAAACTGACAACACTCCAAAAAAAAATCTGACAACCCTTCCCAAAGAAATAAATATGTGATACAGTCCGATCAACCCCTGCCGGGGGTATACCCACTATGGCATCCCCATCGGTAAGCCGTCGTTTCTTTCTTCCGTAAACAAAACATCCCGTACGACCAAAGTCTAATACAACACACAATAAAGGTTCTGTACTGTGGTGCTTCATTCACGAAACGGGGAGAAGTTACCGTGATAAAACGCATACACATTAACCAACATAACATACGACACAACGCAAAAAATCCAGACGAGTTGCGACCGGTTGTTACCGTAAAAACAAGCTCAACCAACACTAAAGGTTTTAGCGCAACTATTAACGGAGCTTGTCGCGTAGTATACTCACCAGACAAACCGTTATCGTGTGGTGCTAAAGTGTGGATCGAGACGAAGGATACTGTCGTCGTCGACCAAGGGGACGGATTAGTTACGGGAGTTATGTAACATGAAATATTATACAGACGACGAATTGATTGAATTGGTGCAGAGTATAGGAGACTCGAAGGAATCTTACGAATGGGTTGCAGACAAGATTGCGGAGCGTTTTAAGAATAAAGACGCTATAATCAATACCCAACGCGACCGACTGGATGTTGCCGCAAAATATGTTGGGCATAACTTGATTTATGAACTACTCGAGGAGGGTTACTGAGATGATTGCAGAACAATATCGAAACATCAAACCACACTTTGTCCATGCGTATCATGTGCCGATGGTTTACCGGTGGTCTTGCATCCTACTGGATCAAGATACGGAGAACCCACCATTTCAACCGGCGCGATACTTTGTGGTTAATGTGTTTGCGGAAACAAAAGACGCAGTGTTGGATTGTTTAGGTGAGGAGTATCCGTGGTGCGATATCATGTACGTTGATAAGGCACTCGGTGGACATAGTGACGATGATTTCCTAGAATCTTGGCTACACCATTTTGATGCAAGAGAAGCGATACCAGTAAGAGAGGCACCACATGGCACTAACTACAACAAGTAGAAACGAGAACAAAACGCGGGTAGATTATCTTGTGTATAAACAAGTAACTGAAGTACTTGCGTTAGTTAAGCAGGCAAACGAAACCTTGAACGATACCGGCGACATTGATTCTGACTCACTAGATAATGCGAGTAGTCATTTAAAGTGTGCAATTGATATGCTTGACCATTACTTGAGGGCGAACGCATGATGATTACTAGAGAACAATTGGCAGTCTTTATTACTAGCGCGGATTTAATGCAGGAGTTTGAAGACACAGTGTGGTTACAGGTTGACCGCGAAGAGTACGAAACGATAACGGAGCTTTTAGACAATGAGACCGAAAACAATTCACCATCCTGAAGCACTCGCAGACTGGAGAGCGAACGACGAAAAACCATACACTTTTAGTGGAGAAACAAACAATGCAAGTACACGTAAACATAGTACGCACAACAACGAAATTCCCAAAGAGCAAAAGAAGCTTGAAGGACTACTCGCACTCCGTCTTAAAGAAGCCATCGAGCGCGAAAATAGGAAGCGCAGGTAGGTACGTTAAAAAAGGTAAGCTGAAGGGCGCAGAAGTCTACACCCTGACCCTAACGGAGCGGGAGACTTGTCCGCAGTCTTGTGGACACTGGGACGATTGTTACGGAAACAATATGCCGTTTGCCCATCGCCTAGAACACGGGGAGGAACTCGAGAGGCGTTTGATCGAGGAGGTAGGAGAGAAATGCCGGCTTGCCGCTAGTAAAGACCGTAAGGTACTTATTCGGTTACATGTACTCGGGGACTTTTACAGTGTGGGCTATGTGCAGTTATGGCGTAAGCTTTTGGTCTTGCACAAGAATCTCTATGTGTGGGGCTACACGCACGTTACACCATCGGATAACCTACAAATTTACCACGAACTCACACTGGCGCGGGACGGGTTTCCAGAGCGGTGGCACGTACGATGGAGCGACACTTGCGGAAAGTTTAGTGCGAACAGTGAAAAACTGACAACGACCGGTATAGTGTGTCCAGAACAAACTGGGCAAACAAAAGCTTGCACAACATGTGCTCTCTGTTGGGATGCTCCCGAAAAGAACATCATCTTTCGGACGCATTAACAAAAAAACTGACAACCTTGGTTTTACGAAAAACTGACAACAACCTGTATAAGGAAAACTGACAACATGGAGTATATTGTGTGCGTCGCGATTATCGCGCTTTTACTGTGGAACACTCACAAACTGTGAGCCGTGGGACGGACTCGCGCGCGCGCGTACACACATGCGCGCACCCGTTTCTTTATATGCAAAAATCTTGCAGAAAATAGTTGCTGTATGTCTTTTTTTAACGTACAAAATACCTACCGGATCGGATTGGCCGACCGGATCACAAGAGGGCTTTTAGCCATGAACGCAATAGTAAACAACCCAGAGCGTACCGCTCAGCGTATCCAAGATGGTTTGGAATTTACGCACAGCAACCCGCTCGACGTTGACTTCTTCCGTGAACTCGGGAGTGTCCAAAAGGAAGCGATGTATGACCGCGACCGAAACTTGATCGATGGTTTCTATGCATTGCGAAACAGCAACACCCAGAAACTCTTGGCCGGTTCGCCGCCGGTATCGAAGTCGTACAAGCTTGTCGACCACGCACTAGCATTCAGAGAGCAAGCGCAATCGATCTTGGATAACCCATCGTTGCCGCACGACAACTTCACTGTTGTCGACCGGATCTTCGACGAAGGCCGCCGCGCAACTCGCACCGTGTACTTCAACGATCTCACTTTCGATATCGATGGAAAAGGTCAAGGGATCACAGCACGAGCGGACATTATCAACTCTGTCGATATGTCTTGGGCTTTTCAGGTCTTCTCTGGAGCTTACCGCGACTACTGCCGAAACACTTGCGTCTTTGGCGGCCAGAAAGCTTACCACCAGAAACGGAAGCACACTTCAAACCTTTCGGTCTCGAGCATGATCGCGAAGAGCACTCTTGGCTTGGGGATGTTCAACTCGCACCGTGACCAGATGAACGCATGGAGAACGATAGATCTGCACCCGTCCCAGTGGGTAGAAATCCTCGAGAATACGATTTGTAAGAAGGGAGGGGAGGCCGCGCAACTCAGCACCGACAAATCAACCCGCGTCAATGGCCGTTTGCTTGACTACATGAACCACCGGTTCAACGAAGAGCAGAGGGAGCTTGGTTCTAGCATGTGGGCGGGATATAACGCGCTGACACATTGGGCAACTCACGTCGACGAGACTTGGGAGCGGGAGAACGAGGACGGCACACTTACCGAATTGTCTACTGGCCGTGAGAAATCGAATCCGCACCGCGTCCGATTACAGCGCGAGGCCAAGGTTCGGAATGTCCTCGAATCGCCCTACTGGCTCGCATTGGAACAGGCCGCATGATCGATTTCATCGCGGCACTCTATAAACTGGCGGTTATCACTTTGGTGATCGTCATACTCTCTTTGATCTTTGGGTAAGGAATCCAAACCATGAAAACTTTAGAAACATTCAAGAACGACCTCGGCACACTTCGTACAGACCTTAACGCGACAACCTACCGCGTCGAGAAGGTGCAGGAGCTTCTTAGCGACCTAGTTGAGAAACTGGATGGATTGTACGACCAGTCGGTATCGAACAAGGATCAGGCCGTCGACCTAGTACGCGCCGCCGACGATCTGAAACCCGCGAAGGATAATCGCGCTTTGTGTTCTTCTCATTACCGGATGCTCGCTATCCTGAATGAGTATGGCGTAATGCACCGCGAACATGTGGCGCGTTTGCTTGGGGTGAAGGATCAGACAGTCATGCAAATGATGCACGTTTGCCGACACCACGGACTCGCACACTTGAAAACGCGGAAGGGTGTTGTTAGTATTCAGTCACTGGCCGATGGGGTCAGCGATAATACAAACTTTAAGATCTAAGGGGATCACTATGAAAACTGAAACAACTTTGAACTTCACAGCCGAGCAACTCAACGAACTCAAGCGCATCGTTGACACTATCGGATGGGCAACACGCGACGACAAGACCGGGCACATCGATGCTTACGTCTCAGAGAACCGCGTTAAGTTTGCGCAGAATCTTGCCGGTGTTCTTGGCCGCATGGATACCGCCGCAATCGTTGGATCATCCGAAGGGATCTAGAACAAGCATTCCCTCATTTGCCCCGCTTGTCGGGGCTTTTTTTTGCCTTGCCGTCAAGGTATCCCCGAAGTGTCTAGAAAAATACCCAACCCGTTGTAATCTCTACGATGTAAGGTTTTTTGTGTGTCGCGGTTTGGTTATAGAACCACCGCCCGACAACGCCCAAAATGAAAACTGGTAATGGAATTCTTTAGGACTCTCTGTGTGTGGCCGCGATATATGCCCCCAAGGTAGATGTCCCAGTGTATCGACACGCGGTAGAAGACCAAAAAGTCGTATGGATCAAAGGAAACCCCAAAAATCGTAAGGGGGAGGGCAAGGGCCACTGGGGGTACGGGTATATGTACTAGCAAACTCCCCACATTTTTTGTGATTTTCGGTATGTGTTTCACGGAGTGTTTCACAGTCGGGCCGTACTATGGGGTACCCCCGGAGGTATCCCCGACGTGAGCCCCAAAAAAAGAAGCCCCGACAGCAGGGGGTACTGTCAGGGCTATGGGGCGGGGGGTAAGCTTGGGGTAGTGTATAGGTTTACCCCGGCGGGCTTACAATCCCATTGTACAGTCCAGATTTCTATCCGTCAATAGGTACGGAAACTATTTTTTTCTTCTGTTAAATCATAGAGTACTTGACAAAATTTATTTTTGGTACCCATAATGGGTTTGTACCGGGGCCGAAATGGCAGGGGAAATCAACTTTTATAGTCCATGTGAACCAAAGTTCCGAGACCAAGGGCCCCCACGTACACCTTTTTAGCACATATAAGTGATAAATCATGAATCTCCTCCCCCAACAGAAGAAGAAACGTGAACTCTCCGACAAACAGCAGGCTTTCCTTACGGCGCTCTTCGAGAACGGAGGCCATTTCTCGAGGGCTTGCGAAGTGTCAGGTTATTCGCAAGGTTCCATCGGGTACCTTAAAGAGTCTCTTGCCGACGAAATTATCGAAGGAGCACGGAATATTCTTGCAGGCGGTGCTCTTAAAGCCGCGAATAAGCTCGTCTCGACCATTGACGCGCCGGAAATCGAGCGTGGAGATAACATACGGCTCCAAGCCGCCGAATCTCTCCTCAACCGAGTGGGTCTCGGGAAACAGGAGACTCACAATGTCAATGTCCAAGCTGTACATGGGGTGGTATTACTCCCCCCGAAGAAAGAGATGGTTATAGAAAATGGCTAAGAATAAACCTTACACAAATCCACCACGTGATGTCGAAGGATTCTTTAAAGAAAGGAGCCGCGTCAATAGACAGTTTAGACGTGAAGAAGATAAAGCCGCTGAAGAAGCTCGTAATAAACGATTAAGTACCACAACTATTCGTGATCGTCTCGAGAATCTCATCGGTCTGACTAAAGGTCGAGCAGATACTCGTGAAGCTAACATTGCGGCGGATAAAGCACGTAAAAAAGTGCGTAACCGAAATGAAGGGCAAAGAAAAGCCGGAGATATTAAAGCAAAATACCCTTCAAAAGGTAGTAGATGAGCGAAGAAACGCCCGTTGAAGCTCCAAAACGCAAACCGGGACGCCCAAAAAAGGACCCGAATGCACCCAAAAGCCGCTACCATCTCTCTACTGCGGAAAAAGCGCGTCGAGCGACTCAGGCGTCGATAAGAAGGTCTAAAAAAGAGGCGGAAAGGAAGCGAGTCGCCGCAGATAAGCAAGTATACCGAGCAAAACAGCGGGAAAATGCCGCTAAAAAAGTAGAAACAGCACTACAAGGTGAAAAGTCTCGCGTGATAGACATGGGGGACGTAAATAAACTCCCCAAACACGTCGAGGATTTAATCGGTGAAGCAGAAGTTGTATTCCAACCTAATGGGGGACCTCAAGAAGACTTTCTCAGTGCCCCAGAGCAGGATGTTCTGTATGGTGGGGCGGCCGGAGGCGGAAAAAGTTTCGCTCTTCTTGCTGATCCTCTCCGCTATTGTCACAACGGCAACCACCGTGGGCTTCTTCTCCGCCGTACTCTCGATGAATTGACTGAACTCATATCAAAGTCGAAACAACTGTATCCCAAAGCGTTTCCCGGTGCCACATTCCGTGAAAGTAAGTCGACGTGGGTCTTCCCCTCTGGAGCGACCATATGGTTCTCGTATCTCGACAAAGATAAAGACGTTACACGATATCAAGGGCAAGCATTCAACTGGATAGCCATCGATGAAGTCACTCAGTATCCCACACCCTATGTATGGGAATACCTACGGTCACGTCTACGTTCCACCGATGCAGAGCTATCCCAGAATCTCTCAATGCGATGTACAGCTAACCCCGGCGGCGTTGGCGGCTGGTGGGTCAAAAAAATGTACATTGACCAAGGAAATCCCGGTAAGCCATTCGTTCCCACCGATATGGAGTCAGGAAAGCCATACGTATACCCGGACGGACATGAAAAGGCAGGTAAGCCGCTCTATTACCGAAAGTTTATCCCAGCCAGACTTACTGACAACCCGTACCTTATGCGGGACGGCCAGTACGAAGCCATGCTCCTCTCCCTGCCAGAGGTGGAGCGAAAGCGTCTACTCGATGGCGACTGGGACGTTGCAGAAGGTTGTGCATTCCCAGAGTTTAACAAGCTCAAGCACGTTGTCGATCCTTTCGACCTCCCGACAAACTGGCCCCGAATCAGAGCGGCCGACTATGGTTACGCAAGCCCTTCGTGCGTACTCTGGGGTGCAATCGATTGGGACAACAACATATGGGTCTATCGAGAACTTTACGTAAAACACTTTACAGCAGAGCAACTCGCCGCTAAAATAATAGAATTAGAAGAGTGGGACCCGAATCCTCACTACGCTGTGCTCGATAAATCATGCTGGAACCGTACAGGATACGGGCCCTCGATTGCCGAGACAATGATACGCGGGGGATGTCGGTGGACACCTTCCGATAGCAACCGCATCGCAGGTAAGATGGAAATACACCGTCGCTTGGGGGACAATGAGTTCACCGGCGAGCCCACAGTTAAGTTTTTCCACACATGTACAAACATAATAAAACAGATGGCGGGCATTCCCCTCTCAAAAACAAACTCTGAGGATGTAGATACGAAAGCCGAGGACCACGCCTATGACGCCTTGCGTTATATGTTGATGACTCGCACATCAGGCTACGTCTCCATTCACAAAACCTTAAACGACATTAAGAATAGCACGTTTAAACCACAGGATGCAACATTCGGATACTAAATGGCTAAGGTAACCCCAAAACAAGAAACCCTGAGTAATTTTGAAAAGTTGTACGACATCCTATTTTCTGGAGATATACCAGATCGGGACGACTTATTTGAACGTGTAAAAGCCGGGGATGAGCTAACAGTGCGTGAAGCATTTTTGGCTCGTATGTACGCTCAAGGAATTGAAATTGCCCCTGCTGTTTTAAAAGATGAACGACTCGGCCCTATAGCAAAAGACATCCAAGATCGTTTTGGAAAACCGAATACGGATCAGCCTGTTGTTGCCGGTGGTCTCGCAAAACAAATTGAAACGGTATCAAATAAAGCCGGCGGACTCGACGCTTCTTATCAACAGCTAGTCAGTGATGCTGAAGCGGGTAAAATAACAGGTGTTAGCACTCAAATTAAAGCGTTACAACGTCAGGTTGAAAACTTTAAAAAGGGTGCTCTCGGTAAAGTGGGGGGTACAGCGGATCTAAAGTTCGCCAAAGCCCCTACGGATCGCACCATTCAAGCTATCGTCGAAGGGATTGCGCGTATTCCTGACGAAAACCTTCGAGATGCGGTGTACCTATCCATATTTGGTATGCGAAGCAAGGCTCTTTCGCAGATGGCGACAGACTTTGAGTCTGCGTCTGAGCTCGAAGTTCCCCGCCCCTACTTTGATGCGGAAACAGGGACTGTAGAAACGCCGAAGGTTAAGGGGCGTAAGCAATTAGGTGAGCCACGTAAAATGGGACCTATTGCAACGTCTATACTACAGCGTCGAGCGCAGGCCGCCATAGATGCAGGTGAAACTTTTATTTTTCCTGATATTAGTGACGCTCAGATTCAAAAAGCTCTAAAAGATTACGTTTTTAACAAAAAATTCTTTCCGGCGGCAGAAGTAAATCATTTAGGTAGATTACCAACAGGTATGACAGATTTACGTCGCTTGTTTGTGTCTTACGTAGGTAATAACTATCCTGACGATTTGGCTACAGCCGAAACACTACTAGGCCACAGCGCACCTCCTAAAGGGGCTACAAAAGTAGGCGCGAGATTTTACCTCACTGTTGATAGCACTGAAGCTGAAGCTATAGGGACGTTCTTAACTGAATTTGAACAACGAGTAGCTCAAACAGTGGGAGCTAAATCCTACAACGATTTTAGTGCAAAGCTCGGAGTTCCGTTTGACGACACGTCTGTAGTTAACTTTGTCAATATTGAAACACAAAAGGACGAAATAAAAGCCGGACTCCGCGAAAAGCTAGAGGCTGAACAGACCCCGATGAGTGACGCTGAAAGACAGGCGTTGGAAGAGCAACGTATTCAGACAGCAACCAAAGGCGCAAATGAAGCAAAATTAGCCGCAGAAACGGCGGGGCTAGAGGCTGAAAAAATTAAACAACAACGCCTCGAAGAACAGCAAAAAACAGCGAAAATACAAGATACAGCTCCAACTAGACAAGAGCGTCTCCAGCAAAACGCTATCGAAGAAGCAGAGGAAATCGCCAAAAAAACAGGCGGGTTAAACCTCGGCGGAATTTTTGATTTTGGAAAGAAAGCACTCGGAGCATTGGGCGTTCCCGGAATGGGCTTTGTCGACACCGAGAATAGGTTAAAAGTTCTCGAAGAAGCTGGCTACGGAGGTTCTGAAGCAGAACAGTACGTCACGCAAGACATCGGAATGAAAGAAGGACCGCTCGGAGTTGTAGAGTTAGTAGGACAGGGGGTAAGAGCGGGAATGGAACAACTAGGAATGAAAGAGCCGCTATCTCAAGAACAGATTGATGCACAACAAGTGAAAGCGTACGAAAACCAACTATTAAACATGGGGATCAACCCCGAAGACATAAAAGCACGATAAAACCGAGGAAAATGCAATGAAATACTCAGAAGCAGACATCATGAATGCTGACAAGAAAACTATCGACTACAACTGCGGTGAGAATAACCTCTACCGTGAAAAAGCCGATTTTGACACTGTAGCTAAGACAGATGTGTTGATTGAAGCAATGCCTAAGAAGCAGACAAAGACAACTGTTGACGCTAGTTTCTTAGCAAAAGCAAACGAATCTCCACTCGCTTAATAACTCTATCTACATTAGGTAAACAGCATGTCCGACAATGGGTTCCTACAGCCTGCCGATGACGGTGAGGTAGAGGTCACTAACGCTGGTGAACAGATGGTGGGTCTTGCAGGCCACATCAGATCAAAATTCGAGGATTCTGAAAACGGGAGACGGTACCACGAGGAAAGATGGCTTCAAGCCTACAAAAATTTCCGAGGTATCTACGACTCCACGACGCAGTACCGAGATTCTGAGCGTTCTAAAGTCTTTATTAAAATTACAAAGACAAAAGTTCTTGCGGCTTACGGTCAGATTGCGGACATCTTGTTTGCAAACAAAAAATTTCCAATCGTAGTTGAGTCAACGCCTGTTCCAGAAGGAATCGCAGAGTTTGCTCATCTCACAGGGCCTCTCGATCAAATGCAAGGACCACAGCAGGACCCGTTCGGGTACGCTGGAGATGGTAGAGAGCTTCCCCCCGGAGCTACAGAAGCTACTACGAACTTTGGAAAATATGAAGGAATGCCTCTCACGGAAGGACCCTCAAACTTTGGGGAGCCCCAAGTTGAGCCTGCGCGTGAAGCGGCAAGAATGCTTGAGAAGACTATCCACGATCAGCTTTTAGATACAAATGCAGTAAACGTACTCCGTAATGCAATCTTTGAGTCTTCGTTGCTCGGCACTGGTATCATTAAAGGCCCGTTCAATTTTTACAAACGAGTTCACAAGTGGACGAAGGATGAAGAAGGAGAACGAGAGTATACACCAGAAGAAAAGATTGTGCCACGAATTGAGCACGTATCAGTCTGGGACTTTCATCCTGATCCTTCAGCAACAAACATCGAGGACTGTGAGTACGTTATTCAGCGTCACCGGATGTCCCGCCAGCAACTTCGTAACTTGATCAATCGGCCATTTTTTAATCTCAAAGCAATTGAGAATGTTTTGGTACGGGGACCTAACTACGAGGACAAGTACTACGAAGATACTATTCGCGACGAAGACACCCACCCAAACCACCATGAAAACCGGTTTGAGGTTCTTGAGTACTGGGGTGTTCTCGATGCTAACTTTGCCCGTGAAGTAGGCTTAGAACTTCCGGATACCGTTTCTGAACTCGACCAAGTACAAATTAATGCTTGGGTTTGCGGTTCAGAAGTTATCCGGTGCGTCCTAAATCCTTTTACGCCTGCTCGCATTCCGTTCCACGCATTCCCTTACGAGATTAACCCATATCAAATATGGGGAGTAGGCGTTGCCGAGAACATGGAAGATGCTCAGATGCTGATGAATGGTCATGTCCGCATGGCTATTGACAACTTAGCTCTGGCGGGCAACCTCGTATTCGACGTAGACGAAGCAAGCCTCGTTCCCGGTCAGAACTTTGATATTTTTCCCGGAAAAGTCTTTAGGCGTCAATCTGGGGTTACAGGTACCGCGATTAACGGTCTCAAATTCCCTAATACGGCCCCAGAGAACATTCAGATGTACCAAATTGCCCGTCAGCTCTCTGATGAGGAAACAGGCATCCCCTCTATTATGCACGGTCAAACAGGCGTAACAGGGACCGGACGTACAGCCTCAGGGCTATCTATGCTACTTTCCTCGGGTAACTTGTCTATCAAGACCGTTATCAAGAATATTGATGACTACTTGCTCAAGCCTCTCGGAGAAGCTTTTTTCCAATGGAATATGCAGTACAACGATAAGTCTCCGGAAATTATCGGAGATCTTGAGATCAAGCCTCGGGGTACTTCTGCGGTTATGCAAAAAGAAGTACGTACGCAACGTCTCACAACTTTACTCCAGACGATTGCAAACCCAATGCTTGCTCCGTTTATTAAAATTCCAAACCTCGTTAAAGAACTTGCTATCTCTCAAGACATTGATCCAGATCTTCTTGTCAACGATATGGAAGAAGCGAAGCTCTACGCCGAAATGTTAAAAGGACTCCAGAATGCTCAACAAGGAACAGGCCCAAGCGGTGGGGCCGCTGATCAACAACCCGCAGGCATGGGAAGCCCTGAACAGTTACCTGATGGACCTCCACCAAATGACAATTCGGGGGTTGGTAACGGCACAATCGGAACGGGAAATGTACCAGCTTCAGGGGAAAGCGGCTTTACTGGACAGTCTCCTCAACCTCAAGAATAACCATAAAAAGGTAGTTGCACAACATGGCTAGCTACAGTAGCCCTTACGCTTCCGACCCGTTTTACGAAAACCTTCGGGCTAGATCTCGGCGGCGTCGTGCGGAAGAAGCGAGAGGACCCACAACAAATATTGTGGATACTGGCGTCGGCACGTCTGGAAGCGACGGACCTAATGTCGACGTTGTCGGCACTAATTTAACATCTGCGCTCGCACCTACCACAACGATTAAGACTCCTTCAGCACGGATAGAGATTAATGACCTAGACGCGGTTGTTGGGGCGGCCCAACCACAATACGGGGTAACAAAAGACTACTCAACACTTCTGAGGATATCGGAGGGTGTTTCAGCAAACACGATGCCTCTCCTTGCCGCTGGAGTCACAGAGAGTTGGTCCCCTATCGTACAGGCCGCAAAGTCTGAGGCTTTGAAAGTCGGAATCGACCAGACACCGAGGTACCTCCGAGAGTCTGAAACAGTCGGGGGTCTTCGCACACAGGTGTCAGGTTTTCAGTCGAGTAAAAGTTATTTGCGAGAACCGACAGGTGTGTACCGGGAAGTATCGGACGATGAGCTCGGGGATTACCCAGCAAGTGCTATTCTTAGTGCGCGTGAAGCCGCAGAACAAAACCCCTTAGGCTACATTGGACCCGATCCTACAACACCGGGCGGACAGCTAGCTAAAACAGGGGTTGGGATACTCAATGCATTTATGCCGGCGACTTCACTAGTGACAATGATGTTTGGTGAAGTTCTCGAGACTCCGGCAGGAACACCCTACGCAACAGGGTCTGGTTTAGGCAGAGTAGTCGCACTCAACAACTACCGGACTATGTGGGACACCCACGGTAAAATGGAAGCTGGAATTCCGGGTAATTTCGGAATGAAGATCGGGAATAGTTACGTGACTTATCAGGCTACTGATGGTCTTTTTGGCACGGGAATTAACGGCGCAAAAGTCGTCGGGAGTAACATAAACGCAGAACAGTTCCAGAAAATGTACGCAACACAACTCGGGTACGATTATCGGACTGTTGATTTTAACAACTCAAAAGCAGGCGAGCTAAACGGAGAACGACTTCAAGGTTTTTCAGATGGTGTCGGAGGGTTCTCTGCGGCAACAGGAGAGTTTGTTGACTCGAAAGGGCGAACTTATACAGACCTCAACAGAGATCAGGTAAAAGACTACGTAAATTCTCTTTCGTACAGTCCTTCTCAACTTGAAGGGGCTCTCAACGCTCTAGAAAGTAAAAAAGAAACCGCAAAGACCTCCTTTTTTGGAGCAGAATACAAGCAACAAACTTACCAGATGGCTATCGACGAAGTTCGCGGCCGGATGCAAGAGGCTAAAGATCTCGTTGCGGCGTTGAGCCCAGAAGAGTACAACTTGGCGATACAGCAAGTCCAGAGACAGTATGGTTCACGCTTAACTTCAGAAGAAATACGAGAAAAAGGGTTGATTATCAACGTCCTCGAATCAAGTCTTTCTCCGGGAGCAACCAAGTGGCGTACTGTCGTTGATCCTGTCACAGGACAGGTTAACCGGTATAACTTTAATCTTGAACCGGAGCCAAAAGTTAGTACAGGGCCTAAGGTCGGGACTTCTGTTGTTGGTGGAAAAACGTACACGACAGTTTCTGGCGGAGACGGGAAAGGTAGAGACTCTCCATCGCCAAGTTCTGGAAGATCGAGTACGTCGGAAGCGGCCGCTTCTGAAGATGCATACAGCTCAGACCCATCAGATACGTACTTTGCGGAAGGAGGCCGAGTTCGTGGAGCGACCGGCATGGTGGCCGTAGATTCTCCAGAAAATGAGGACCAGATTGGCCCTGTCGGATTTGTCAATGGTCGAACTCCGGAAGAAACAACAGAAGCTGACACCGTTAGGGATGATGTTGAAGGGGCTGTTCCTGAGGGTACTTTCGTAATTAACGCAGTTGCTGTAGAGCGGTATGGAAGTTCAAAAATTCGTAAGCTTCTCCTTTCTGCTCTAAAAGAAGCTGAAAAACAAGGGATTGACATTTCTGCTACAGACGGTACAATTACCGATGAGGATTCTGTTTCTGTAGCAGTATCTGAAGGTGAAGTTCTCGTTCCCCCTGTTTTAGTTCGTATTATCGGGTTGCAAAAACTTGAGAGTATTAACGCTCTCGGACAAGAAGAAGTAAAAGAGAGGGTTGAGGAGTACGGACAAGCGGAAACTTCTGAACCCGTCGAAGGCGAAGCTCCGATACAGGCTTCCGTAGACGGGGGCTTTATTGAACGCCAAAAAAAGTTTGATGGGGGATCTCTATACAAAGCTATCCCTACAAACGTAAGGCTTCTCGGAGAGTTTATTGCTGGTAAAGACACACCTATCACAGAGAAAGATTTTACCCAAGAAGAACTCAAGGCAATGTCGGGCGCTGTTGAACGAGCAAAATCTCGAAATGCAGAGCACGAAGCAGAACTGAAACGTCGCATTAAGGCAGGAACACCGTTCGTAGAAACAGTTCTCGATAAAGCAGGTAACACAGGGTACGTAGACTATCGCGGAAAGATTGTATCCAGAGAACAGCTACGGCATATGGATAACCCAGAATTTCAACAAGAAGCTCTTGAAGTTTTACGTAATCAATTAAAGACTTACGAAGACACCCGCAACAAAACATCTGTAAGAAATTACTACGTAAGTGAAGTCGCAAATCCCGGCGGGGCAATGGAGTTGCTAAAAATACTAAACAACCCTCTGTACCAGTTGCAGACAACTCTCGGAGAATATCGTGCCACAGAAAATAATAGTGGTATGGTAATTGACGATGAGTATAACTTCAACACCCGCGAGTTGCGGGAGATGATCGGAAAAGATGAAGTAGAGTTCATCGATATTCTTAAAAACTTAGATACACCTCAGCTTGCGGCAGAACTATTTGCTCGATACATGCAACCCACGCACAAGCGAGACGTAAATATTAAAATACCAAAGTCAGGTGACAGTTTTATAGATATTCCACCTGAGTTTGAGTGATTTAAGTAACGGCTACCCCGTTTCGACGGGCCCCGTGTAATTAACCTACGGCTACCCTCAGCCATGAGGCCCCGTGAGATAGGAGAATAAAATGGCAAAACCAAAAGGGCATCGCGCTAATAAAGCAAACGATAGTTTCGGAACTGTTAACAACCAAAACCTCTATCGAGGTAAATACAGAGAAGAAGTCTATCAGGATGACGACGAAGAAACAATGGTTGCTGAGGACCCCTCAGAAAATGAGGCTACTCCTGAAGGTAATACAAGTTTCGCTGAACCCCAAGAAGGTTCGGACACAGACTACAAAAAGCGTTACGACGATCTAAAACGTCACTACGATTCCAAACTTGACGAGTGGAAGCAAGAACGAGAAGAACTTGCAAATGCTCAACAAGCGGGTCGAGACAGCGGACTAGACATGTCACAACTTCCTAAGACTCCAGAAGACTTGGCGAAGTTTAAGCAGGATTATCCTGATGTTTACGCAATTGTAGAAACTGTATCCTCACTTCAAGCGGAGAATAGACTCAAAGACTTGAAGGATGAAGTGGAGACGTTAAAAGGTCGAGAGAAAAAGATGGAAGTTCAGTCTGCTTATAAAGAGCTACTGAATGCCCACCCAGACTTTCAAAACCTTAAAACAGACGAAAAATTCTTGACGTGGCTAGATGAACAGCCAAGTTCTATCGCAGACGGTATTTACAAGAATAACACTGATTCTAAATGGGCTATTCGTGTTGTCGATCTTTATAAGGCGGACACAGGCGTTTCTACAAAGAAAAGGAGAAATGCTTCAGATGCTGACCCGGCCGCAGTGGTAAAGACATCTACTGTGAAGGATGTGGTCGGGGAGTCGTCCGGAGATAAAAAAATCTGGAAGGCTTCAGAAATCGGTCGTCTAAAACCGTGGCAGTTTGAAAAGCTAGAAGCTGAAATTGATTCTGCTCGTGCTGAAGGACGTATCGACTATTCATCATAACTTTAACAACCTAACTATCTCATAATAAGGAAGGGTAATAACATGGCTTTTAATAGCGCATCAGGTTATAACAACCTGCCTTCAGGTAACTTTACTCCTGAGATTTTTTCTCAGAAAGTCCTGAAGTTTTTTCGTCGTGCCTCTGTCGTAGAGGATATCACAAACACTGATTATGCAGGTGAAATCGAAAACTACGGTGACACAGTACGCATCATCAAAGAACCTACAATCACTGTATCTGCATACTCACGTGGTGCTGTGGTAAACCCACAAGACCTCGCTGACGACCAGATCACAATGGTTGTTGACCAAGCGAATGCTTTCGCGTTCAAGATCGACGACATCGAAGAGCGTCAGTCACACGTTAACTTTGAAGCGTTGGCTACATCTTCAGGCGCGTTCTCTTTGAAGCGTAAGTACGATGCTAACGTCCTCCAAGCAATGGTTGACGGTGCTGGCAACACAGGTACTGATTTCGGTACTGCGGCCGCTCCAATCAACATCTACACAGCGGCAACCAAAGGTGACACTGCTGTAAACATGATGTTGGCAATGGCCCGTGCTTTAGACGACGAGTCAATCCCAGAAGAAAATCGTTTCTTCGTTGCACCTCCTGCTTTCTACGAAGCGTTGTTTGGTGCGGGTGCTAAGTTCGCAGAAGTACAGGTAACTGGCGACGGAACTTCACCATTACGTAACGGTCTCGTCATGCAGGGCAACATTGCAGGTATGGCTTGCTACAAGTCAACTGCGCTGAACAACTCTGGTACTGACGTTGTGACTATTACTTCACAGGACACTACAAACGACTTCGTAGTTCTTGCGGGTCACATGTCTTCTACAGCGACTGCATCGCACATCGCTAAGACAGAAGTTGTCCGTTCAACTGACACATTCAGCGACATCGTTCGTGGTCTTCACGTATTCGGCCGCAAGGTCTTACGTCCAGAAGCCCTCGTACAAGGTGTTGTTGCAACTGCCGCTTAAGGGAGACTAAAAAATGGCCGGAACATATTCCGTAACTGGTAACTCTGTAAATATTTCAGCAGGTTCCAACTCTTACGTTCAAGAAGCAGTTCTTGACTTTTCTACAACTAACTTGGGAATCAACGAAACAATTGATGTTTTCCAGATTCCTGCCGAAACAGTAGTTTTAACTGCTGGTGTTCAGCTAATCACAGCTTCAGGCAACGCAGGTACTTTAGACTTGGGTGACTCTGAAACTGCTGACTTCTACGTTGCAGATATCGATGCCGATAGCGCAACAGCAGAACTGAACTCATTCGGTGGTGCTAAAGCGTACATCGCGGCTGACGAGATCCTTCTAAAGGGTATCACTGCGGCTTTCGATGGTAAAGTACGTGTAGTTGCTGTCATGGCTCCTTTGGGTCTCAGCACTAAGACTGGCGAAGCTTTCGCCTAAGTAAGTCGGGGCCTTCGGGCCCCTTCTTTACGTGAACATCTTACGGGGTGTTGACATAAAGAATTTCATAATATAAAATCCGATCAAGCCCGCCGGGGGTATATACACTATGGGTCAAAGAGGACTTTGGGACAACATCCACGCAAAACGTAAGCGAATCAAAGAAGGTTCTAAAGAACGTATGCGTAAACCGGGATCTAAGGGAGCACCCACAGAAGAAGCCTTGAAGCGTTCTGCCAAAGCAATGGGCGGTTACACAGAAAGGTGGAGCAAAGCACGTGGCGGTTGAATACAGAGGAATGACATTCCCCGGATACAACAAACCAATTCGTACTCCCAAAGGACCTAAGAAATTTGCCGTGCTGGCAAAAAAGGGTGATAAAGTCAAGTTGGTAAGATTTGGCGATCCCAAGATGAGTATCAAGAAAGACCAACCGGCTAATAAAAAATCATACTGTGCTCGGTCTTCGGGCATCAAGGGCACCGACGATAAGTTCAGTGCAAACTATTGGTCACGTAAGAAATGGAATTGTTAAACGCATGATGAAATACGACATGACAGCACTGGAAGACCAACTCATTGACCACGAAGGTCTCGAGCTAAAGCCTTACCAGTGTACAGCAGATAAGTTGACCATAGGAGTTGGTCGCAACATCGAAGATCGTGGTATCACGGAAGACGAAGCACGTTATCTTCTGAAAAATGACATCAAGATTGTAGAAGATGAACTTCTTGAGAAAAAACCCGTGGTTGCTGGACTTGATGCTGTTCGTCAGCGCGTCCTTGTTGACATGGGCTTCAATTTAGGTATTCCAACACTCCTCAAGTTCCAAAACATGTGGACCGCAATCGAAGAAGAAGATTGGGAAGAGGCCGCTAATCAAGCGATGGATTCCCGTTGGGCAAAACAGGTAGGCCGTCGGGCAGAAAGACTCTGTCAGGCAATGGCTACAGGTGAGTGGGTCTAAGTGGCCGCTAACAACGTCCTACAGAATTCACGGGCAAGGACACTCAATGTCGCGTGTGACGTAGAAGATCAGACGTACACGCTTTACACTTGCCCTTCTAACTGCCGAGCACATATGAGTCTTCTGTACTTATCAAACAATAATGATGCGTCAGTTAACGCTGAAGTTGAGTGGGAACGTGCAGACGGAAGTCATATGCACCTTCTTTCTTCTAAAAACTTAGTGGTAGGAGATTTCCTACAGTGGTCTGGTGGTTTTGTCGTCCTTGAACCGGGGGACTACCTTACTGTGACTGCAAGCAATAACACCACACCGCATATGGACGCGATGTGTACCGTCGAAGAATTCTTCTCTTTACCTTAACAAAAATTCTCAAAGGAGAACCCCATGAGTAAGTCTAACGCTCTTGAAAACTTGGTTTTAGACCATTTCTTAGGCACAACACAGTCAACTTTTGACTCAAGCGTGTTTCTTGCGCTACACACAGCAAGTCCTGCTGAAGACGCGAGTGGCGCAGAACTTTCAGGAACAGGGTACGCTCGTTCCGCAATTACTTTCAATTCAGCAAGTGGTGGCTCTGCGACGGGACCAGATTCTGCTATTGAGTACACAAACTCAGGCGGAACTTCTTGGACAGAGGTAACACACTTTGCAATTTGGACTGCGGTAACTGGTGGAACAATGCTCTACTACGGTTCACTCTCGACCGCGAAGACTATTGCCGCAGGAGATACTCTACGATTTACTGCTGATTCCATTACGATTACTGAAGCTTAATTATTATGGCTTTTGTCGTAGCTAATCGTGTTAAAGAAACCTCGACGACTTCCGGCACAGGTACGCTAAATCTTAATGGTGCCGTTGGGGGTTTCCAAACGTTTGTGGCGGGTGTTGGTACAACCAATACTACGTACTATGCTATTTACGAACCCTCTTCTGGTGGGTGGGAAGTTGGGATTGGTACTGTTACCTCTGGAACTCCTGATACACTATCCCGCACTACAGTTTTTGAGTCCTCGAATAGCGGCAATTTAGTTAACTTTGGGTCTACAGCAAAGGATGTTATTTGTACCCAGCCTGCGGAATCCCTAGCACGTCTCGACAATGATCTGGACACGAACGGGAACGATGTTAAGTTTGGTGATGCTGACAAGGCTACCTTTGGTGCGGGTAATGATCTTCAGATTTATCATAGTTCTGACAGCGTTTATCTTGATGCCTCCAATGCCCCTAACTATCTATTTATAACTACTGGGACAAGTGGTTTTTATTTGATGGATCCCAGTTTCAATATTCTCGTGGAATTAATCGGGAATGGAATAAGTTTAAATCATAATAGTTCCTCTAAACTTGTAACCCAATCTACAGGCATTGACGTAACAGGCACGGTGGTTGCTGATGGGTTGACTATTGATGGTGATATCAATCTCCCAGACTGGGACTTTGCAACATCCAAAGGGCAATTACTTATCGGCGATAGTGACGATTTACAGCTTTATCATATCTCTGGTAATAACTACATAAAATCTACATCCACCTTGCAAATTCTTACTGATGCTTTTCAACTTTTCAATGGCAATAATACAGAACTAATGATTCTTGCCACTGCTAACGGCTCTGTTGACCTCTACTACGATAACGCTAAGAAACTAGAAACAACCTCCACAGGGGTAGACGTTACTGGTTCAATTGCTTCAAACATTTCAATAAACGCTCAGACAGGAACAACATACACCACAGTATTAGCAGATCGTTCCAAATTAGTCACCTTAGACAATGCCTCTGCTGTTACCGTAACAATCCCTCCAAACTCATCTGTAGCATACCCCACAGGGACTAAGATTGATTTGCTTGCCAAGGGAGCAGGGCAAGTTACTGTAGCCGCAGGTGCGGGGGTGACAGTCAATTCATCGCAAACGCTAAACCTTAGAGCGCAGTGGTCAGCGGCTAGTGTTGTCAAGCTAGCGACAGATACTTGGGTTCTGCTTGGTGATTTAGAGGCCGCTTGATATGGAGTACACCCGGATTGAATGATTTGCTTAAAATAAAAGGACGAGTTAGCATTGTCTTAAAGGACAAAGATGGTAACGTCAAAGAAACTCGGGAAATCGATAACTTAGTTGTTGATTCAGGTCTGGACTACATCGCCTCTCGGATGAAGGATGCTACCGCTACTGCTATGACTCACATGGCATTAGGTTCTGGCTCTACGGCGGCGGCGGCAGGCGATACAGACCTTGGCTCGATCCTTGGATCGCGTCAAACGCTAACGTCAACAACAGCGACAGACAACACTGTGGTTTATGTCGCATCGTTTGGTGCTGGATCTGCAACTGGTGCTGTGACTGAAGCAGGTATCTTCAACGCATCATCTGGTGGATCGATGCTATGCCGTACTGTATTCAGTGTGGTCAATAAAGCGGCTGGCGATACAATGTCAGTTACGTGGACAATCACAATCTCATGACAGGTTTTTGGCTTGGAACAGTCGCATCGTCTCTATCATTAGATACTGAGCAATTTGGCGATTTATTCCTTTTTGATAATGTGCCAGACAAAGAATTAAGTTTGCCTACTGATTTTAACGGAACTGGCATATTTTTTAAGCCAGATGGAACAAAAGTATTCTTTTGCAATCTTAGCGATCAAATTCATGAATATTCTCTAAGCACTGCTTGGGATATAAGTACAGCAACGGCGACAACATCTACTACTGTTTCCAACAACACAAGGGATTTGTACATTGACCAATCGGGAACGAGGTTATTTTATTTAAGTACCGATGGAACTGTTCGTAAACATGGACTGAATACAGCTTGGAATTTGAGTACAATTACATCTGAGGTGCAAGGATACGAGCTCGCTAATTTGTTAGCAAATTGCCAAAGCCTTTGGTTTAAAAAAGATGGCACAAGGGTTTATGTAGGTTCTGCCCGCGAGATAACTATCAACACAGTAGATTATATTGACCCCATAATATCTGCGCCCTTATCTACGGCTTGGGATTTGAGTACCTTTGGCTCAAATAGTGCTGTCAGTCTTCGTGACTTGCTCGGCGGTTCAGGAGTAACCCCAAACGGGTTAAGTCTAGTTAACAACGGCTCAGAGGTTATTTTTTGCGACAATGCATCAGACCAAATTATCCAACTCAACTTATCAACTCCTTATGATATTACAACAGCATCTTTATCGAGGAGTTTTAGCACATCAGCAGACATGGACAATATAGGCGGCTTGACTGTTAGCGAAGAGAATCCCAATGAAATTTATCTGATGGGTTTAGGTGACTTCAGAGTTCTTCAGTATTCAAAAGAATTTTCAACTCCGACAATGATTTTTTCAGATTCAGTTTTATCCTTAGAAAGTATAGCAAGCCCATCATTCCCATCATTTGAGTTTAGAACCTCAGTCACATCTCAAGAACTAGATGCCCCCGCAGTTGTTACTTTAACCCTAAGTTTGTCCGCCGCATCTGTTGGGGATTTGTGTGTTCTGTGGGATCACAGAAGGAATGAATCTTCAACTTCTGTTCCTGCTTCAAATACCCCATCAGGATGGACGTTGATTGGCACAAGTTCTGGTAATTATAGCAACGAGTTTCGATCAGATTATTGCTTCAAAATTCTCGATAGCAACGATATTTCTAATGGAGTTACTGGGGGACAAGCAGAAGATCGTTACATGAGAGCTTATATTTTCAGCACATCTCTATCAACAGTGACAGCTAGAGATTTCACAACGCAATCAACCATTGGCAATCAAGCCTTGCAGACACAAAATATATCGACATTAAGTTCTTCCGCCCCCGTTGTCGCATTTGGATTTAAAATGACCTACGGCGGAACGCACACTGCAAGTTTTACATCTCCTTCTTGGGGGACAGAGTTTACGAGTAGCTCTTTCGGTATTAGTACCGGCGGTTTAGCAAGCGGATTCACTATCCAGCTCGACACGTTGAGTGATATAGATGTGGATGCCAATGACGAAGGCAATGCACAAGAACTGACAAGTTTCCACTTAGAAATTAGTTAAACTTAGGAGATACGGATGGCGTTTGGTGCATTTGCATTTTCAGAAACACCGCTAGGTACAACTAGTATCTCTATAATTGTAGAGGCTACAGCTAGTACTTCTTGCGCGGCCACAACATCTGCTAGCGCCGAAAAAATATTTATCATTGACACCGAAGCTGACACCATTCTCGGCCAAGCTTTTAACTCGAGTACAGCACGGGCAGTTTCTAATAGCGTAACGCCTGACGTTACAGGGCAAACAACTTCAAGTTCTACAGCACGAGCAGTTTCTAATAGCGTAACGCCTGACGTTACAGGGCAAACAACTTCAAGTTCTACAGCACTTGCTGTCGCGAATGTAACGACTGGCTCGACGGGTTCTGCAACAAGCTCCTCTACAGTAGTTGCGCTAGTAAATGGAGTGTTTGATAACATCGAGGGGTCTTCTCCACCCTCATCCGCGACTATTAGTGTAGTTTCCCCGGTATCTGTCGTAGAAGCTGTCGGAACTTCTTTAAGCTCATCCTCGGCTTTTGTGGTTACCGACGCAGAACAAGTCGGGGAAGTGCAAGGAACATCAGCAAGTTCTTCTTTTGTTTTTGCTGTAGCCAATGTAACGACGAATTCTTCTGGTAGTGCGGCGAGCACTTCAACGGGTGTTGCAGTAGCTAACCCAACAACTAATGTCACAGCACTAGCAACATCTTCTGCGACAGCACTGCAAACACACCTCTCTGGTGTAACCACAGTTCTTGGTAGCGCAATCTCAAACTCAACCGCTTCTGCGGTAACTACTACTAGCTCAAATACCACAGGAACTTCTACAAGCACATCAAGTGCTGTTGCCCTAGCTAATGTGAATGCAACGGCAACCGGCCTCTCCGTAAACACATCAACAGCAGTAGCCGTAACCCCAATTGAAGCGACATCAACTGGTACTTCAAATGTATCAAATGTTGCCGCAACAAATATTATAGTTGCATCTCCTCTGTACGCAGTTGTTGCGAGTACCACGTCCGCTAGTTCAAAAATAGTGGCTAACGAAGACGGCGTTACCCTTATTTCTTCGTCCACAGTTAGCACAGTTTCTGCAAATAAAATTGCAAATCCAGTTGTAGAATCCGCTGGAAACGCTATACTTAATAATATTACTGTTTTGCATATCAACGTTGCGCCAACAGAAGACATTAACGGTAACGCTACCCTTAATGGCATTGGCCTACGAAACGTGTTCTTTAACCCTGCAAACTTAGATTATCGCCGTTTAATTCACATACCACAAGATTCTAACAGATACCTGTCGGTACCTCCCTCCTCCTCACGTATCTTATACATTAATCGGGACCTTCCCCGTATCGTAAAGGTAGCTTAATAATGGCTTTTAAATTTCCTGATAAAGACCCGGATGAGCAGTTGGACTATACGGTCGATTGGTCGCGGTATTTAACGGACACCCAGTCAATTGATCTCGAAAATTCGTCTTGGAAGATTCAGAAGAAAGACGGGACTTATGTTTCTTTTTTTAGTGATCAAAGTTTTGAAGGGGATGCCGTAATTGCAAAAGATGCTAGCGTTTTGAATGGTCTCACAATGGAGAGTCAAACTTTTACGACTAACAAGGCTATTATTGTACTCTCTAGAGGCATTGCTAACACAGCCTACCGACTACTCTGCGAAATAAAAATTGACGGTACCAACGTCACAACAAATCGCGAAATAAACTTGCGCGTTAGGGAGAGATCGTAATGGCGTATAATTATCTTGCGCTGTGTAACGATGTAGCGTCTCGCCTAAATGAAGTTGCTTTTACAGACTCTAATTTTCCTACTGTCGTTGGTGTAGGACAAAACATTAAAGAAGCTGTTAACGCTTCAATTCGTTATATTAACCAAGCGCATTTTCATTGGCCTTTTAACCACAACCTCGAAGAAGAAATCCTTTCTCCGGCAGTTTCTAGGTACTCCTTGGCTGAAAATATTAAGTATGTTGACTTTGGGACATTCCGGTTAACCCGAGACACAGACTTAAATGTAAATCAAGGTAGGGGGCTGTCTCAGATGAGCTACTCTGAATACTTAAACACATATGTTGATCAGGAGTATGAGACAGACGCAACAAAAGGGTCTGCCCCACGATTTGTTGTTCGCACCCCAGATTTTCAATACATAGTGGTCCCTATGCCAGACAAAGCGTACACAATTCAATACGAGCAGTACATGGACCCCGTAGAGCTTATTGATGCTACTGACGTACCCACCATACCCGACCGATTTCGGCACGTAATTATTGACGGCGCAATGTACTACGCCTATATGTTTAGAGACAATATTGAAATGGCCGGTATGTCTCAAAATAAATTTGAAAATGGAATTAAGCAAATGCGTACAATTTTAACTAACGAATACGCATACTTCAGGGGCACGTAATGCCGGACCGGTACCAAACCTACCCGATTTCTTTTCGTGGCGGATTAGTCACTAACGTTAGCCGTTTAGAACAGGGCTTACAGTTTCCGGGGAGTGCTACAACCTTAACAAACTTTGAGCCTTCGATTGACGGTGGGTACCGCCGTATTGAGGGTTTTACAAAATATGATCCAAACGAAGTCCCCGGAACTTCTGAAATACGAGGGGTATTTTATTTTAACGATGCGGCGTTTGCGGTCCGTAACCAGCATATATACTCTTCAGGTGGGTCTGGATGGACTCAGATAACGACGTCTGCAACCTTAGACATTTCCGGTACTGGTATTGTACGTTTTGAAAAGTTAAACTATACAGGCGCAAATACATTAATTATTGTCGATGGATTAGGGTATCCGTACCGGTACAAATCCACAGTGTTTGAGGAGCTTACAAGTCTTCCCGCAGACACCCAAGGGTCGTCTTTTGCAATTAACTTTCAAAATCACCTCTTTTTAGCAAACGAATCCTCCATAATCTTTTCATCCCCGTATAATGAAGCGGATTTTAGCCCCGCCTCTGGTGGAGGTTCCATAGCTCTTGATGATGGCTCAGATATTACAGGTCTTCGAGTATTTCGTGACCAGTTAATTATCTTTACTGAACGGTCCATCTATCAATTAACGGGGCGTTCGGTAGCTGACTTTAAGTTAGATCCCATCACGCGGGACTTGGGCTGTACGGAGCCCGATACGATACAAGAAGTTGGCGGTGACGTAATGTTTTTAGCCCCTGATGGGTTACGCTTACTGAGTGCCACAGAAAGGAATAATGACTTTGGTTTGGCTGTTGTATCTCGCCCAATACAAAAAGACTTAATAAACTTTTTATCGCGACACACAACATTCTCTAGCCTCGTTGTACGCGCCAAATCACAGTACCGAATATTCGGGTACAACGCCGCATTTACTTCTTCCGCATCTGAAGGAATTATCTCGGTTCTTCGTTCTCCTCAAGGGGGCGAAGGAATTGAGTTTGCTAAGCTAAATGGTATAAACGCCCGTGTCGCGTACAGTGATTACATCGAAAACGTAGAGCGTGTACTTTTTGCAAATTCTGACGGCTACGTTTATAATATGGAGTCAGGCAACAGTTTTGATGGTGGTATAATTTCTGCGACATTTACTACCCCGTTCCTACCTATTCAAGATCCGATGGTACGTAAACAACTGCATAAGGTCGATCTCTACACAGACCCCCAAGGGTCAATTGATGTTGATGTAGCTGTTAAGTATGACTACGAAAAAACAGGAGTCTTACAGCCGCCAGCAAGTAATATTAGTAACACTGCCGGTGAAAACCTCGCTATTTATGGGGCGGCATTATACGCCGCAGAAGATGCGACGGCAGATGTTAACGGTGCAGTAAGCGCGAGTACGAACATTATTTTAGACAATAACGTAGGGACTATTGCCGTAGGCATGTCTGTAAGTGGTTCTGGTATAACTGGACGTGTTACAGTGGTTACTGTGACAGATCAAAATAACATTGTTCTATCAGAAACGGTAACCCTTACAGACGATACTCCGTTAGTGTTTACTGAAAATACGTCTGAAGTATTTACTTTTGGCGGGCAACTTCAAGATTTCTTTGAAATTTCGACGGTCGGGTCTGGGGAAGTAATTGCTCTTCAGTTTACATCAGATTCAACGGTACCCACTTTTTCTTTGGAATCAGCGGCACTTCAATTTCTAACAAGCGGTAGAAGGTAACATGGCGTCACAAGGCTACACACGAAACGACGAAAATAACAACATTGCTGAGGGTAACGTTATCCGTGCGTCGGACCTCGACGGAGAGTTTAACGCTATCCAAACAGCTTTTAACGCTAGTGCTGGACATACTCACGACGGTACACAAGGGGAAGGCGGAGCAATTACAGCCTTAGGTCCGTCACAAGATGTTAGTATTACAGCTTCGTTAATTTCTCCTACTAACGACGATACGGTTAGTATTGGATCTTCCGGAAACGAGTTTAAAGATCTCCATATTGACGGCAAGGCGTATATTGATGAGCTTGGTGAAAACCTTTTAGTGGGTGACGCGGCTTCTGTTTCTATAAACTTTTGGGACACGGCCATAGCAGTTACGTCTTCTGCTGATGGTCAGCTAGATATCGATGCAGACGGCGAAGTTGAAATTACGGTATCTGACGCGGATGGTGTTATCGACCTAAACGTAGACGTTGTTGACATCTCAAACGATGTTAAAATGAGTAGTGATGCCGCCATACTAAACATGGGCGCGGACGACGATGTGCAGATTACTCACGTTGCTGACACCGGAGTTTTATTTACAGCGGGAAGTAGCGGCACTGATGCAGTAGAAGTTCAATTCCGAGATTCCGCTTTAAGCATCGGTTCGTCCACAGATGGACAGTTAGATCTCGCGGCTGACACAGAGATTGAACTTACTACGCCAACTGTTGAACTTTCAAATGACATCAGCCTTGCAAGTGATTCTGCTGTAATTAAGATGGGAGCAGACAGTGAGGTCACGGTGACTCATGTTGCGGATACCGGTGTTGAGCTCAAGACAACAGGCGCAACAGTTAACGCTGTTACTGATTCTTTAAATATTCAAGTTGAAAATGCGTCGGCTGTGGCAGGTATCGGAGCGGGTATAACCTTTAGCGCAGAAACGAACGCATCGAATGTAGAGACTATTGGTGCCATTCGTTCTGTAACTACTAGTGTTACATCGGGAAACGAGCAGGCTGATCTGTCGTTCCACACTATGAAAGACGGAACTTTAACGGAGGCTTTCCGTTATGTTGCAGTTGATGATGAGCTATATATAACAGGAAATCTGGAGACTACCGGAGATGTTACCGTAGGTGGTGCTCTAGACATTACAGGCAGTTTCACTGCGGATAACCTTTCTTCAACAACAGCCGATACTGATTTAACGCTATCGGGAAATGGCACTGGTAACGTTACCGTCAGTGATAGCTTAATAGTAACGGGTGACTTGACAGTATCTGGCACCACCACAACCGTAAACTCAACAACCGTATCTATTGCCGACGCAAACTTTGAGCTTGCTTCCAACAACAACAACGATGGTTCAAATGCAATTACTGTTGACACAGTAGACTTTGGTGTTTACGGAAACTATAATTCTGATCCCGGTAGTACAAATGCAACAGCTTACGCAGGATTTTTCCGGGACGCATCTGATTCGGGTAAGATTAAGTTTTACTCGGGACTTGCGACTGAACCGACAACTACTGTCGACACCACAGATTCTGGATACGCAGAAGCTACTCTTGTTGCGGGCAGTGTCGAGGTAGATAACCTCAGTTTAGATGGTAACGCGATTACTAGTACTGACACCGATGGTGATATTACCGTGACACCCAACGGCGAAGGCTCTGCTGTTGTCAGCCAATTAAAGCTGGGATCAAGTGATGTTGCTGTTAGTGACATTAAGGATGAAGACGATTTCACGTCTAATAGCGACTCGGCGTTAGCAACACAGCAATCAATCAAAGCGTACGTCGATAGTGCTACTGGAGGAATCTCTGCAATTCCTGCTGGCACACTTGCTCCGTATGCCGGTGAAATTAATATCGCTAAGTCTACAGTAGATGGGGTGATAAACGACAGTACATCTATGACTATCGACACACCAACAACAGGTACAGTTGTGGTAGGCATGAAAGTTATTGGCGCGGGGATACCGGAAGGAGTGACAGTTTCTACCGTCACAAGCCCGACTGTTTTTGTGTTATCGCAAGCCGTTACTGTTGCTGACGGTGCTTCTGTTCATTTTCACAATGCTCCGAGTGGATGGCTGGCGTGTTATGGGCAGACAGTAAGTGCCACAAGCTATGCCACTTTGTACAGTGTGATTGGTACCCGGTATGGTAACGGAAGTGATAGCGACAACGATACGTTTGAGCTACCTGATCTTCGAGGCCGTGTTATTGCTGGTCAAGATGACTTGGACGGGTCTGCTTCAAACCGACTTCCAAACGATAACGGAGAGACGAGTGTTACCCATACAACGACAAGTCTCGTTAACGCTTCCGCAGATGTTCCTGTAGATAGTGCGAGTGGTATTCAACTAGGGATGCGGGTTACTGGCAGTGGAATAAGTGCTTCCGATAAAGTGTGGGTCATAGGAATAAATTCATCTAGTCTAATTATAACTCTTTCGTCTGCTCAGACCATTAGTAACGGAGTAAGCCTTACGTTTGCGTTCAGCGGACAAGTTGTAGGCTCTACAGGTGGCTATAGTAATCATACATTGACGAGTCAAGAGTCAGGTCAACCGGCCCACAACCACACAGCTACGCAACCGGAACACAGTCATAGTATGCGACTAGTAAATGGAAATGAGGGGAGTAACAACGGTCTCCAAGCTAGTTATTTAACCAACGGTACTATTCTAAGTAACCAAGGAGGCATTATAAACGGTGCTACCCCAGCTATTACTGTATCTAGTGTTTCTGCGGCAGATGCGTCGAACGCCCACAACATTCTTCAGCCAACAATGATAATGAACTACATTATTAAGTACTAAACGTATCTTCGTAAACTTTCTTGAGTTCACCGAGTCTATCCATTTCTTTTTGACCGGGAGTTCTCGAAGTTTCGGGGTAGTACATAATACCGACGCTGTTAATAAAATTATCAAAGTCTGGAAATAAGGTTAGGGGGGCTCCGGAATAGGGTAGCAAAAGTTGATCACGCACACTGAAATCGTATGTTAAGTTAAGTAAGGAGTACCACCTCTCGTTTGCGGCGTTGACAATAGGCGTGTTTTTGCGGATAAGAAGACAGGTTAGCGTAGAGGTAAAGTCTTCAGGGTGGCACCTTAGCTCCTTAAGTTTTTTTAATACTTTAGCGGCGTAATCAAAGGTAAAATACCCCGTCATAAAAGGAAAAGCAAGTTCTTCCCATAAACTTCTTGTCTCTGAATGTTTTGGTACAACAAAATGGTGAGTGGGATTTTCTTCAATATATCTTACCATAGTAGTAAAAAAGTCTTTATGTAAGTACCACTTCTGGTCTAAGTAAATTGTCCAGTCTGCATCCGGAAACCACCGGTGAGACAGTAGTCTACCAAAACGTTGACGCATAGGGTAGGTAGTATTAGGGCAGTCCGTCTGCTCTGTGATGTTTAAATACTTCCACCCCCGATCTGTCGGAAGCTCTATGTTTCCGTCGTGAAGGTAGTAGGCGTCTAAGCTTTCTGGGAGTTCTTGTTTAATATTTGGCACAAACCCATCTTCTGGGCCTGTGCTACATGTAAAGAATACGATTTTCATATTAGATTAACCATGTAACAATTGCGTAGCGTGTTCCTGAGGTTACTTCAGAAACTTCGTGAGGGTAAAGATAGTTTGACGGAAAAGTAATTGCTTGTCCTTTTTTCATCGGATACTTCAACTGCCCGTCAAAAAAACAAAGGTCTCCACCTGTAAAGTCGTCGTTTAAACAGATGGAGCAGGATATGCGCCAATTGGTACCCGCGCCCTNATCAGTGTGCTGTTTGTAGAACTTCCCTGCATCCATNCGACGTAATGAGTAGCCTGAGTCGCTTACAATGTTGTCTACGGGATGGTACTGTGGAATTTGTTTAACAACTTTGTGGACTTCAGTATCTATAAGCTTTCTAGTGTAGCTGTTAGATGAATTAATAAATCTGGTGTCGGAGATATTTAGCTCGTAAAGATTTCGTACATCTGTGCCGAAAGTGTGGTGCGTATCATAATCAAAGTTTTCGTTGTGGTATTCTTGAACAATTTTATCACAGAGATCAGCACTAAGTAAATCCTCAATAACTACAATGTAGTTTTCGAGAGTTGCGCCAGCATCTAGACTTTTAAACATAAAACACCTATAATACCTTTAAATGCATTCAATTTTACAACAATATAATAAGAGAGTCAATGGTGGATACACAATCTCAACTCGAGAAACACGAGGCTGAATGCTTATTGCGATACGAATCTGTACAGGACCGACTCGACAGTCTTGACAAACGTATGTGGAGAATGGAAGCAATGATTATGGGATCTACCCTAGCCATTGTCAGTGCAGTCGTTGCTTTACTGGTACAAATCTAATGATCTTTGAGGCCATAGCCGCCATCAAGATAGCCAACGAAGCTATCGGGGCTATCAAGGAATTCGCCGGACACATCCAAAGTGTCGGTGAGATGGGGCCCCAACTAACCAAACTCGCTGACGCTAAAGAAGAAATAGAAAAGAAAGCGAAAGATGGTGACATGGAATGCTTCTTTGAACTCGAAAAGATACGCCAGAGAGAAGCTGAAATTAAACAAATGTTTATCTACAATGGCCGTGCAGGTCTTTGGGATGATTACCAAAAATTTATAGCCAATAGGAAACAACTGAAAGAAAATGAACGAAAGCGAATTGCCGATAAGAAAGCCCGTAGACGTAAGCAAATTAAAGACTGGAGTATTGGTATCGCTGTTACCTTGGCCGCCCTTTCTGCTATTGGCATATGCGGTTACTTCCTTTATTGGCTCATAAGTGTGAAGGGGAAGTAGGGTGTGGCTCGTATATGGAATCATCACCCTAGCTATTCAACCCGGTATATTACAGATTGTTGAACGTAAAGAATACACCAACCCACAGGATTGTTTTGAAGACGCAATGGTCATAATGGCAGACGCAGAAGACCCAAGGGGCATGGCCTGTGTACCAATACCAAGCGACAAGAAGGGAACATAATGACAGACCAAGAAAAAATGTATGACCTCAATGGTGATGGGGTGATTGATGCTGAAGAACGCAAGATCATGCTGGAAGACATGCGCCGCAAGATGGAAGACAACGATGCCCAGCGTGACTCCATACGCAAGATGGCTTGGTTTGCTCTGTTTGGTCTTCTACTGTATCCATTTGGTATTTTTCTTGCTAATGCCTTCGGTATGGATACAGCCGCTACCTTGATCGCTGACATCGCCCCTACGTACTTCGCGAGTATTGCTGTACTTGTCAGTGCCTTCTTCGGTGCCTCAGCAATTTCGGGTAAGAAGGACAAGTAACTATGCTCGGTATTCTCGGTTCTCTGGTAGGCCCTGCTGTCGATTTGGCTAAGGGCTATGTTCAAGGTAAAGCGGACGAAAAGAAGGCTATCCAAAATGCAAAGATCAAGAAGATTGAGAACGACGCAAACTGGGAAGCAACGATGGCAGATGCCACGAAGTCATCTTGGAAGGACGAGTATCTAATAATCCTCTTGACATTGCCCTTGTGGCTTATCGGGTGGGCTATTGCGATGGATGACCCGTCGATGCTCGAACGAGTAGATCAAGGGTTTAAAGCCCTACAAGAATTACCAGAATTTTATCAGTACCTCCTGTACACAGGAGTTCTAGCGAGTTTCGGCGTCAAGGGTGCCGATGCCTTAATGAAAATGCGGAAGTAGTAGAACATGTCAGTAACACAAGAAGAACTTCTCCGACAGGTCCAAGCCCCTACTGACCTAATCGAGGATACCAAGACTCGTGCAGGATTTGGGGATGAGGCGGCTCAACTCCCAGCGGGGACATCTGTAACCCCTGTAACCCAAGAGGTACAACAGGACGAGCTCGTCACAAAAACGCCGGACCTTACGGACCTTACTGTCGACACACAGACAGCCCCTAAAGATAAGCTCGAAATTACTGCTCCAACAAAACCTGAAGCAGAGCAAGTTGATACAGCAACGACAGCTCAAGATGTGGGGACAATGGAGGCGGCACAACTCAAGGCCCCTTCTGCGGGTTCCCTCATCACAGAAGTACCGCAAGGAGTTGTATCTGAAGGTGCTCTGGCACAAGCGGCCCAAGGCGAAGTGTCAAAAGAATCTACTGTCCGGTACCAGATTGGCGACCTGATGTCTTCAATTAAGACAGGCGAGCCTCTTCCTGCGTGGGCGGCGGGGGCCGCACGTGGAGCTACGGCTGTAATGCAACAGCGAGGACTCGGTGCTAGTTCGATGGCTAGTGCGGCGATGGTCCAAGCGTTGATGGAAGCGGGCATCCCCATTGCGGCGGCCGATGCTAAGACTTATTCTGCGATGGACATGGCAAACCTCAGTGCGCGTCAACAGACAGCACTCGCAAATGCCGCTACGATTGCCGCGATGGACAAGGCCAATCTCGACGCTCGGTTAACAGCCGCAGTCAATAACGCAAAAGCCTTTCTTTCGTTAGATTTGCAAAACCTAGACAACCGTCAAAAGACAAACACGCTAAACTATCAGGCAGAGCTACAGGCAATCTTTACAGATGCGGCGGCGGAAAATGCTACGCAACAATTTAACGCAAAGAGTCAGATGCAGGTTGACCAGTTTTTTGCGGAACTCGATGTGCAAGTACAGAATGCAAACTCCAACCGGGTAGCCGCGATGGAGCAGTTTAATGTGAGTGAGTCGAATGCGATGACCCAGTTTATTGCATCCATCAACGACGCACGTCAGCGGTTTAACTCCCAGATGCAAATGCAAATCGACCAGTCAAATGCGGTGTGGCGTCGGGACATCAACACAGCCAATACCGCAATCCAAAACGAAACAAACCGTGTTAACGCGGCAAATCTTTTGAATATGACGACGCAAGCGCAGAATCAACTCTGGCAAAAGTACAGGGACGAGGCGGCTTGGGCTGTACAGATGTCAGAGAACGCACAACAGAGAGCACACCAAGTCGGCATGCTCGCAATGGAAAACGATTACAACATGAGTCTCTACGAAACACAATTCGAGAACGAGTCTCTCGTAGAGCTCGGACGTACTGCCGTCGAGGTTGTGTACGGGCTGGCAACGGGATAGTTAAGGAGTAGGGCATGATTAACGAATTTTGGAACACGTACGTTTCTCCGTACATCGATAGTTTTACCGGGGGATGGGAATACGGTGACGATTATTTTGCGGAGGAAGTTGACTACAGCAGTAGCTTTCTATACACCGTAGGGGATTATGCCGAAGATATCTGGGACGACACTGGGCTAGATACTGCTTGGGATTACGCTAAAACAGGATACGGCTACGCTAAAACAGGCGTAAAAGCCTTTGTGGAGGGTAAGAAAGCACTCGCCGGATTATATGGGGACGACGGTAAGCGAAGAGAAATCAACTTCTCAAAACCCCAAAAAATATCTGGGTCAAGCCAATACAACGCGGGGCAATTTACTGCCGGACAAGTGGCAGACGGGAAGATCGGGCAAAACAGCTCCGGTGTACAGCGCGGTATCCAAAGAATGGCAAACAACTCCGATTTACAATGGGTTAGTGGACTCGTCGGGGGACAAGCCGCATTGACAAAACGCGGGGGCAGAACTACAATTAATATAGATCCCACCCCTTCTATCGCTATGCGTTCTTCGACTCGGATGACATCATAATGCCGTTACCTCCTCCTAATGATCCTCGTTTTGCAGATCCTATGTCTCGTGCTCCTGCCGGGTACAGCCTCACGCAACCAAAAGGTAAGTGGTCTTGGGACAACCCCCCTCGTTTTGCAGATCCTGAAGAAGCTCTCGAGTTTGTTATCGAGCAGGCGAGCAAACCTCAAGCGGAACAGCGTTATCTAAAGTTGATGCTCGCTGGAGTGACTGTAGAAGAGATTGTAAAGTCCCTAGCTATCGGGGGTTTTATCAGTGGAAACTTCACCCCAGACGTAGCGGAACTTATCAAGGGACCCCTCTCAATTCATTTCATGGGTGTTGCGGCAGAGAACCGAATACCCGTCCGTGTTCTCTCTACTCGTGACGGAATGCCGGACCAAGACGACGGTCTTGATGACACAACGATACTCAATATCATGCGGCAGAAAAATCCTGAGGTATATCAGCAAGTTGTTGCTCGTAATAACCAAGCCGTTCAAGAGTTGACAGCAAAGGAAATGGAGCAAGAGCAGATTTCCGGCCAAAGCTTCTTAGGAGTTGAAGAATAATGTTACCTTTATTAGCTCTCGGTGTGGGCCTCGCTTCAGGCGCTAGTGCAGTTGCGGCGGCAGAGCGTAAAAAATCTGCAAAAGAAGCCGATGCGGCGGCGGCCTTAGAACTTGCGTTTCACAAAGAGATGGCAAAAAACAAAGCGGGTGCGGCGTTTGCGCTCAGTCCTGTGGCGGCTACTATCCGAGAGATGGAGCTAGAGACAAAAAAACAACAGACACTGACTACTGAACGAGCTAAAGCTCTCGTAGGTTTTGAACAAAAGGCGGAAGAACAACGAAAAGCGCAGGCGCAAGCTCTCGCACGTTCTCAAGCACTAGGTGATCCTACTCAGATGTCTGTTCCAGCGGATTTAATTGTGCGGGATCTTCAAGGAGAAATTCCTCCCGACGCCGTATTTTCTTATCGCCATGTAAATACTTGGGATAAGACTGGTCAACCTGCGATGTTGAAGACTTCAGATGGTAGGTCCTACATGGATGTTAGGGATGGGCACTACATCCCTAAGGGACAAAACTCACGTGACCGTCTCAACAATGCGATGATGCAAATCTCAGGTAGCCAGTACGCATGGTGGCAAAAGACAAATCCTACACTTGCGGGACAGTGGAAAGGACGAATCGGATCTTTGCTAGAGCAGGCCGCTCTCGATTACACGCAAACTGTTGACGCAGGAAAAGCAGGAACTTTCACCTCACGTATTCCGAGGATTCCAGAATCCCTCGCTGAATCCCTCGCCGTTACATACGGTCCTGAATTTGCAATTGAGCTGATTGAAGATGTGTACAACGACGCTCAAGACGTGATGAATGAAGACGGCACTGTCAAACTGTCAGTCAAGGATATGCTACGAAATCGGCATGCGTCTGTTTATGGGATGCTAGTCAAACCTGAAAACGCTAGGGTTCAGCTCGAATCCACTGTGAATAGTGCCACCAACGAAGCCGAAATATCCCCGAGTCTTGCCGACGGGGCTCTCGAGCCTGATCTCGAGGGGCCGTACGACGAGGCCACCCGGAGTATAATCAAAAACATCGGCATAAATATTAACATGTCGGACGCTCCACATGACGCTGTTGTTGCGGAGATTCATGGCTTAGGCCAGTACAACAACTTAAAAGACCGAGAAGTTCTAGATCTCACTGTCGACACCCGAGCTAAATTTCGTGCTTACAACAACTACTATACGCAGTCGGGTACAAAGAAGTCTGATGTCTTTAATATCTGGGCTTCGGGTACTAGCACGGAAAGCGTCAAAACTTGGGAAAATTACCGTAACACGATGGGTATTTTTACGAAGTTAAACACCGATCAGAGTATTGCGGCGGCAACTCTTGTAGCTCCTCTAAACGCTCTTGATCGGCAGACTCCGGAAGAACGCAAGAATCCACGCGGAATTGCGGCAGTTTACCCTTACTTTTCGCCAGCAAGTCTAGAGTCGTTAAAAGACGACGACGAACAATACGTAGCTTACATCGAATCCACCTATCTTGGCGGACAAAAACTATCTGACCTCGCAAATAAAGCAACAGCGGCAAAAGACACTGTCCTGACGGGCCAAGCCCTTATACAATCATACGGCCAAGATAGCCCAGCTATACCGGGATTTGTCGGTGGTGCAATAAATATTGTGAACGGGTTCCAAGCTCAATTTAATTACATGCTCAAAGCGATTGATGCTTCTGATGATAGCGACGCTGTCAAGCAAAAAAACCGTGAGAAAATTTCTACCCTCCAAAAGAACCTAACAGAAAGCGTTGCTAACGTCGACAAAACAAATGAAATTGCTGTCGCAAACGCCGTACAAAAATACTACGAAGGTGTCCTTGTCTACACAATGGCGATGGCTCTTCAAGGCGGTAACGCGGCGGCCCGTACAATTTCTGACGCGGATATCAACAGGATCGAGAACATTCTTTCATTTGGAGACAAACTCGGAGATACCAAAGTTAAAGTTGCAGTAATTAAATCTGTAATTCGTCAGATGGAGCGTCAAGCAAAAATGGGCTGGGCGTACACTTCCAAAAACGAAGCGCGTGTATGGGCGGTTAAAACTCTCGAAGACGACATGATTAATAGTGGTATGGGATATAAAGACTTTATCTTTGCCGCTATTGAAGGCGAAATAAACAAAATAACAGGCGGTCAATTCTACAAACAAAACCCACGTTCTGGGACTACGATTCCTCTTCCCCAAGGCGGAGAAGCTATCGTACAGCCGAGCGGCGAGATTCAATTTTTATAATATTTTCAAAGGACCTACTTGATGGAACTTGACCAAGATCAACAGATGGTAATTGACTCTCAGAATGCCCAGATGGAGGACATCTTAAATCCTCCCCCGCCTGAGGAAACACCAGTACCGGCTACACCCCCCGCTCCCCCAGAATTCTTAGAGCGTACTGCTGGGCGTTCTGAAGAAATTTCTGGGGTTGTCTCTTCGAGTAACATGCTGAGTGACGAGTATCAAGCCGCCCCTGTTCGAGTCAGAGAAGCTTTTACGCAACCCTTAACTCCGAAGGTTATCGAAGAGAATCCGGGTATCGAAGAGAGCTACTACTCCAGATTCCTAAAGTACGACGACTCCACAAAAGAACAAGCAAACCGCCAGAGAATCGAAAACTCAATCGGGTTTTTAATACCGAACAATCCGAAGGAAGCTATTGAATCTCAAGGGCGTTTACCTATTACGGTATCTAAGATTGGTCCTGATGGAGAGCCTGTACCCGGAAACTTTAGCTTTGTACGTTTTAGAGACGGGACAACCGCAGAGCAACGAGGAGCACTCATGGCTTCTCAAGGCGGCTACTACTACGCACACGCTCTAAAAGAGGGAGCTGACCCGATGGCATTTGACGATGTCATCAATCCCGAGACAAACCCCGAGGGTCAATACGGGTACGTTGCCCCGCGTTACCTCGAAGATATTCGTAGTGCACGTACCCCTGCTGAAGGGTTTACCCCTCTCACAGCCACACTTCTCGCAAAAGAAACACCGGGCAGGGGCTATGAAACTCTAATCCCTATCCTAAATGACCTCTCGACTAACCCAGCGGATCAGGCCGCTCTTATCGCGCTCGAAGAAAGCGGAGATATCAAGACGGCCCGTTCGTTCCAAGGAGCGAGAGATCTTGTTGGTTTTGTCCTCGACGCCGCAGGTTTTCTTGCGACGCCATTCACAGAGAGCGCAACCTACGAGGAAAGTCTTCAATCAGGACTGTTCCTTTACGGGGAACCCCAAGCGGATATTGCGAAGGCCACAGCCAAAAATGCTGTTGCGGATGCAAAGGTCCAAGAGGACATGCGAACTAACGGAATGATGGTCTTAAATGAAACGACCGGCCGTTACGAGATGAACCCCGAGTACACGTTCGATTACATCGGAGCACTCGAAGCAGAAGGTTTTAGCCCTGAGGCGGCTTCATCCTACTGGATGTACGCCCGCGACGCAGAAGACAGAGCATACCGTTTCTTAGGTGAAGAAGTTCCCTTGGCTGTTGTTACAGCAGGATTCCGTTATGGGTTAGCCCTCACACAAGTTGCACGTTTCAACACATGGATCAACCGTACCCACGGTAGTGCTGACGAAGCCTTCAAGAAAGGACTCACAGGGGGTGAACTCGCGGCGGCATACCTACAGACTTTCCCTGATCGCACCTTTAGTAATTGGGCGAGGGGTATGTCTGCCAACTCGAT